ATGTCTGGTGTTTTTGAAATCTACAAAGATAAAGCCAACGAATATCGCTTCAGATTAAAGGCTGGAAACGGAGAAATCATCTTGAAGAGTGAGGGGTACTCTAGCAAGCAAGGTTGTGAGAATGGCATTGACTCCGTGAAGACTAACGCGCCGATAGACAGCCGCTATGAGAGAAAAGACACGCCTAATCCAATGTTTAATCTCAAAGCTGCAAACCATGAGATTATTGGCACAAGTGAAACCTACTCATCCACCCAAGCACGAGACAAGGGTATCGAGTCAGTGAAAGCTAATGCGCCGGGCGCTACAATCAAAGAGCTAACACACTAATCGCTCTCTAAAGGAGCCTCGCTTATATGCGAGGCTCATCGATGGCTTTGCGAAGTAGAGAACTTTAACCTACTGTGGAACCATACCTGAAGACAAGCGTTGGATAGTGAGGTACGCGTGTTATCGACATAAGAGTAAGCATTTCATTTGAGGAGATATTTTGAGCATTTGGGAAATTATCAATTTCGCCCCTTCTCTTGCGGTCGCGTCTTTCCAACAATTACCAATCAAATCACCATCCTTACTCATATTTTTTCTGGTGCACTCCCTGCAAGCACTGGCGCTCTTATTCGTGCTTACTAGTCTGATCATTAAGAAGCAGTTCAACGCCTTCGGTCTTGTCCTATTCCGATTAATCTCAACAATAACAGCCATATACACTTTGGGATACCTATTGGGAGGGGCTCCACATGAAGCTTTCAAGCCACTTTCGCTATTGTTTATATCACTAGGTATGCTCCAGGCGATAAAGTGGGCTATGAGGTATCACAAGGAAGCCGAATCAAAACAAAAAATGATTGGAAAAACATAAGTGCATGCATTACCACACCATTCGATTATTAAGATAGCGCAAACCCTTCTTCACATTGACGCCGTTTTGGCTTTCTTGGATGAGGCGATATCGGGTTTTGATGGAACGACGTAAAGCACCATTGTCTATTGCAATACGTGGGTTCGCCTGATTAAACTTGTAAATACTCCTTTTCGCTTCAAGCATCATCGGCTCATCATTCTGCTTATAGGCCAACCAATAGGCCGTCATCAAATCGCGACGTCGGTCGAGGATATGTTTCTCATAGCCTTTAATCGCATTGTTAACATCGTACTGCTTCATTAGCTCACCGTCAGTGAGACCGTTGGCTTGGAGCAGTAACTGCAAGCCACTGAACTGATCAGCCTCTTTGTATGCATTGCCACGATAGTTAAGCGCGCCTTCATTCCAGTAGCGATAAGCCTTCATTGGGTCACGGGCAAACTTAGGCATCATCTTCTCTACCCCTCGGTAGATATTGCCGTCTGAGATATCGTGTCCCCCACTGATTGCACTCACCACAATACCCCCCAATACAGGGCCGGCAACCTGCTTAGCATAGTGAGTCCAAAGGTCCTCACCTTCTAAGTCACGACTTGGATCCCGTATCCAAAGGCCATCAAGTGATATCCGAGAAGATACTCCCGCTCCACCTGCTCCATAGATCACCTTGTCCGCCAGTCCTTCACCCAACAGCTCACCCAAGTAGTTTTTAAATTCGATCTCAGCATCCCAAGGCTTATCATCATCACCAAATGCTGCGTTCAGCCCATTAGCAAGTGCAAACAAAGTGCCTAATGGCAATGCAGTTGCACCACCGAGTAACGCAGTAATACCAAGTGTGCCAATCAACTGCTTCCTGGCCTCTGCCCTTTCACTATTGCTGGCTCCCTTCATGCTCAAATAAAGATTTCGCAATAAATAGTAAGTCATGTTCTGGCTATATTGCTTGAACTGCATGATGACTTTCATACTGGGAGCCTGCATGTAGCGGGCACGATTGGCATTGGTGTAATCAAAATGCGCGTCCCACGTAATATCGGCTGCCATCTTAGTCGCTACGTCGTGTTCGTGCCCATTTTGTCTAGCAAGACGATATGCAGCGATGGCAGTCGTCTCTCGATTGAATACCTCTGCTTTGTGGAATAACCAACTGACAACGCCCATTGCTTTTTCATAGGCCTCGTTGTACTTCCAGTTTTCTGCTTCTGCCATGCCAGCCAGGTCATGAGCGTTTGTCGAATCCAATAAACCCATGTCATGCCAAGCATTGTATGCGTCCTTCTCGGACTGGTTGCGGAATTTACGACTAATCTGTCCTCGTGAGGTTACGAACTCCCTCATTGCTCCATTGAGTGCTTTAGTAGCCGCAGCACTACCAAACTTGCTAGCCATGATCGGAAGTGCAACAACAAAGTTCTGCGTGGTGTTTACCGCCGCGGCAGCAGGAGAAACGCCAAGCATCCAGAGAAAGCCCAGTGAAGTAATTTTCTGGGCTGCTACTGAATGCGTTGGATTCATTACCCACTGATGGCGCTTAATTAACTCTTCAGCGTAACGGCCTGCCTGGTTGTCATTGGATGACTTAGCAGCCTTCTCCGTCTCTTTTACCTGTTTAGTTAACTCTTCGGCATACTCCATTCGTGAGAGCTGATAGGCGCCTTTCATCATGTTTTCTGCCATCGCACGCAGAGCATCATTGGACCAGCCTTGTGTTTTTTTCCGGTGGATGAACTGCTTACGCATCGAACGAGATGGCAGAGCTTGTAAGTACATTTGATAAATCTGGTCTTTGATTTCTGTTTTTTTCTTATCGTTGAGGGAAGTCTCATCAATACGGCCCATCAGATCAGTCACAAAGCTAAGACTAGCTCCATCGATGGCTGGGTTACCCTCCATCTTGTAGCCAGACCTCACTTCAAAACCTTTTTCTCGTAGCCCTTTCACTGTTTGTTGTTGTTCTGCCTCTGACTCAAACATGAGATAACGACTCTCTCCATTCTCATCAATGGCATGCACCCAGTAGTCTCCAAATCGGGCGAGAGGAAAATACGGTGCATTCACTTCCTGAAGGTCGAATAGTGAACGCAGCTCCGCCAGACGTTTTTTCTTCACTCGGCCATCGATCTCTGCATTCTGAATTTGCTGTTCTAGGAGTCTGCGATAGTCATCATGCCGAGCTTTGTAATTGTCACGCATCGTACGATAGTGCGTTTTGGCTTCCGCAGGCAGCTTGTCGAAACGCTTTCGAAGAGCGATATGTTTGCGAAGTCGGCGAGGTTCATCATTCAAATCATTGCGCAATTGTCTCAATTCGTCGGCCTGAGCGTTCGTAAGTGCATCTTCTTTAGCCACGTTTTCAATGTGTCTAATTCGGTTTTGAATGGCTTCAGCGGCTGAGACAAAGCTTTCAGCGGGATCGACGCCTTCAACTGTGGCCTGATGCGCGATATCAAACATTTCATCAGCCATAGGCTTGTTTTTCGCTGCCCATTTACGAATGCTCTGGGCAATTTCAGCTGACTCAAATGCCATTTGATTCCGGCGCTCCATCATTCTATGCACCGTATCAACGTAGCCCTTTATTTGAGGCAACTTGTCTTTAGCAAGATCGGCTAACTGCCGCAATGTCACAGCACCCAGTCCCTTCTTGCCACCTAGCTCACCTTTAACTGCGGTTGCTACTGCGCTCAATGCGGTTCTCAATCTACCGTGAGCAGTTGGCTCACTATCAATTTGACGAATGACCTCGTCCATCGTTGGGGAACTAGTCTTTGAGAACTTGATGCCACCCATATTGACAACATCTTGGTGGCTCATTATCTTATCTAGATAACCCTGATGGAAGGTGCGCTCCTCGGGCAATTGGAGCCCTTGCAAACGCAGCCACTCAGGGTTGTTTTCTTTTACATACTCAAGCAACCCATCCTTGATCCACTGCGTTAACGCCTTCTCGTTCTTACCATATGCACTGGCCACGCTGTTTACTCGAATACGATGTGACGTTTTGTCCGCATGAATCGCAATGAGTACCGGCTTCCCTGTATCAGACTGCGCTGCAACAATAATGTTTTTGCTTCCGGTGGCTGCGATGTTGGGTGCTTTCGGCTTAAAAACGGCAATAGGGTCGGCCAACAATTCCGGCAAGCGGTAGATGCTCTCCATACTGATATCATGATCGTCTTTCACACCATTGGTAGCCTTTCTCACTACATCTCTATCGATATATAGCGGTAATTCGGGCATGCCCAAAGCTTTGAGTACATCGGGGGTATCACTTACCTTGATTGGAGCAACGCGGCTTTTGAGTGAGCTCATCGCTTTGCGTAACTCATTAGAAAAGCGTGCTGATTCTTGTTGAAGCGAGAACTTAGCCTGGCTTAATTTAGAACGAGAGAGCTTTGATTTACCATCCGAACGTGGCGAGTTATTAGCATCCCAGTGATTGACGGCCTTGATGCGGTCAATCAGCGTTTGCACAATGTTGTTGATTTCCGCCTTGGTAATATCATGCTGACGCATGAATCCCACCTTACGAAGCGCTCTAGCAATAGCCTCGATGGCACGGTCCCACCAACGCTGAATCGTGCTGCGCTCAATTTCCGCTGCATGCGCTAACACTTCTTCAACTTGCACTATAGGAGCTTGATCACCGTAGTTTATTTCTATGCGATCCCACAGCTCTTTTACGTGCGGTGAGCTTTTACCGCGAGCGATGCGCTCGAGAATTTTCTGGTACTCGCTATCCCCTACCACTGCTTTTAAGCCGTGGTGCGCTAGTACTTCATGGCGCAGCTTCTTGCGCAGAGTTTTCATGTCAGGCAGGTTGTCGGCAACAAGTACTACGGCTCCATCCCGATCAGAGTAAAAACCGTGAATAGTGGCGCCGGGAATGGATTGTCCAAGCAGCTTTTCTGCTTCTGCCTGAGTCTGGACCACTTTGGTTTTAATCCCTGCTCCACCGCTGTACTCTTTGAGCCACTGCTTAACGCCAAGTTGGGCCTGCTTGAGTGGCATGCCTTTGGGTGGTGTGTTTCCTTGAGTGACGCCTTCACGAGAAAACATCACAGCCTCAGCCTCGCTTTCCTTTTTAGCGTCAGACAGCGGCTTTTCAATTTGGATGGTTTTAGTGCGAACTCCTGTTTGGTTCATGGACTCCTTGAACGTACCCACGGGATCCATTTCTTCCTTAGCATCCAGCTCAACTAACCAGTCCTTGAAAGCTCGGTTTTTATTGTTACTGCGTTCCCCCGCCATACTGCTCATCACTGTCACCATTTTTCCGCCAGGTTTCAGCATGTCGTAGGCATGACGAACATGGTCAATGTCCATGTCATTACTAAACGGTGGGTTCATCACGATGCGGTCATAGCCTTTACCGCTAAACGCTAGGAAGTCATTACCAACGACTTTGTGACCCTTTTCTGTGAGGATGTCGCGAAGGTCGCTTGCTATCTCTACCACCTCAACCTCGGCGCCTTGAGACTTAGCGGCGTCTGCTAGCATGCCATTCCCTGCGCTGGGCTCTAGCACTTTCATGCCGGGCTCTATATCGGCCAACTCAACAATGTGACGTGCTCGAGACTCTGGTGTAGGGAAGAAATCAACAAACGCATTGCGGTTGGCAAGCACTTTTTTCTTAAGATCGCGCTCCAGCTTGGCAACCTTGCTCTCATTAAGACCGGTCTTTGTTGTAGTGCTGTCCATCTCTCGCAGCGCCTCACGAAGTAACTCGCGTCGCGTAAGGCCCATGCGTTGAAGCCGCTGGAACATAGTGGGCAAGTCGCCGTATAGTTCCTCCTTTTTCGCGAACTCCACCATTTTAATCACGTGTTCGTTTTCCGTGCTTAACGCGACCTCTTTGAATTCGCTGTTCTTGTACTTGGCCAGCAAAATATTGCCAGACTTCGCGTAGCCTTTTTCATCCAACATTCGGCTTGCTAATTCGTTGATCATGCGAGTGTCTGTATCTGCCATTGGGTATTTGGCAAACATGACCTTTTCATCAATCGTCGCGCCCTCTTTCCAAACAGGATCGCTAAAGTCGCCCCGCTCTACAGCATCACTGTTTTTCTTGCTTGCCTCCCACAGCAATCCGTTTTCAATTCGTTTAAGTGTTTCAACTTGCGTTTTCGCATTGATACCCGCCAATACAGAGAGATCGCCTGATTCTATCTTGTCGGCAACCTCAGCCATTAGCGCGGCGATTTCTGCATCTTTTCTCGCTCGGGATCTCGCTCGCTCTCCTTCAGCCAAGCGCTTGGTGGTGTTTTCTTTGCGCTCTGCGTTGTACTCCGCACTCGCTTTTTCTGCGAGCTTTTCACTTGCCTCTCTTAGCTTTTCCGCATTTGATTGGCGCTTCTCTTCGCGCTTGGCGTTGACTACTTCGGCGCGATCAATTTCGTTGCCTTGTAGCCACCCCATGAATATTTCGGCATCTTCGCGTGTGGGGAAGTAAAAACTCCCACGCCAGTAACCGCCTTTCATTGAGCGCGCCATCCCGGCTGCTTCTTTGAACTTATCCTTGCCTAAACGTGTTTCTAGCGACACATTAAAAATGGTCGCTCCTGTCTTGCCGTGTGTGCCTTCGGTGATGTCGCCAATCTCGATTTCACCATCAGTTTCCAAGCCTGACTTTTTGGCTGCGGCCTCTTGCTCTGATTTTCGGCGAGATAAGATCTCATCAGTGACCAATTTGTCATAACGGGCGCGCAGTTCGGGTGAAAACTTGCCACCGTTTTGAACAAATAGATTAAAGTCGCTTATTGTTTGTGGTTCTTTTAGCGCGGCCTTTCGTTGCCTTATTGCTTCTTTTCGGTCTTGTTCAGCCTGTTTACGCGCATCAATGAACGCCTGATAAGTGCCATCGTCCATCGCTTGGATTTTTTCATTTACCTGCTCAGCGCGTGTCTTTCCGTTCCCTTCCTGAGTCAAGGTAATGGTTTGTGCGCCCCCTGCCATGGTGAACTCCAAATCAGATAAGAGCTGATCAAAAGTTGCTTGCACGATGCGGTCTTTCTTTTCGCCTTTCCAGCGCGCAGCAAAGTAGGCACCCATCTTCTCGTTAATTTTCGAAATAGTGAGCGAGTAGAACGCGTCTTTTACGCCTTGCTCGTTGCGAGTTAACTGCTCCGATAATGCCTTAACCTCGGCAAGACTCATGTCTCCTTTGTTAAGAGCGGAAAAGGCATCAAGCGTTGGTATGGCAGAGTTTTCGGTTGGCGTCACAGGAGAGTTTTTAGGGGTGTCTTGGGAGCTAAGCAGCTCTTTTAGTCGTGCAGCAAGCTTAGAGCGTGGACCTGCCACCTTAAGCACACCTCCAAGATCTTGAAAGCCCTCATTCATTTTCTTCGCCAACGCCTTTGCCCTGGCTTCATCGGCCGATGCAAGCAGGTTAAGATGAGTTAGTGCTTTTGGTCCTGCCCACTTACGATCATCCTTTGCCAACGCTGACATACCCTCGCGCATGTTTTGCGCAATAATAGCTAGATACTCAGCTGCTTTTTTTTCAGCGCGACTAAGATTGTCACGACGCTCTTTCTCTTGCCTGGCCTGACGCTGCTCCTCGTTCATGACGGCTTCTACGTCTTGAGAGATGCGCTTACGCATCGCGCTTAACTTTTCGACCTCACGGCTAAATGCCGTCATATTTTTATCGGCTTTGACGGAATACTTCGCCATGTTGCGCCCACCTCGGCCCGTAACAAACCAACTTGGGTTACTGGCCGCACGTGCAGATTCTCGCTCAATAAATGCTTTTTCTTCGTTGAGGTAGTCTTCAATAAGGCTTTGCGCTTTCTGTTGTCGGTCTTCAGTATCAAGCAAGCCTTTCTCGTCCAAGTCGCCTGCGATTTTTTTTGCTTCCTCAGCTAGCTCTGCATTAAAGTCTCGCCCCCTCCCAATGTGAGTAGCGCGATTGTAGGTTGATTCTGTTTCCTTGCTGATCTCTGGCAAAACCAGCTTCAAGCCAGAAACGTTAATGATCTTATCGCCATCAACTGACGGCTCTTTTTGGGTGTTGTCGGACTGGGCCTCATCCATCATCATTCGCAGCTTTGTGGTTGCAAATGACTGCGCCTTTCTTAGATCGGCTCTGGCTTCTGCTTGCTCTTCTTTGGGTAGAGATTGAATGATGGGCTCGCCACGTTCGCGCATGTCATCCATCACTTGCTTGATAGCATTACGGCTAAAGTCGGGCTCGTTCGCTGGCTCTGGCTGCTGCGGGTCAAATAGTGCTTCAACTTGCTGGCGTCGTACTTGGTTTTCAGGCCGGGCATCAAATCGCGCTTTGCGCTCCTTGGCTTCTTGCTTAAAAGCGGCGATGCGCTCTGGCGCATTACGCAGTGATTCCAATAGCGCGTCGCGCAGCTGGGGATTAGATTGGGCCATGCGCTTTTTAAGGCGCTTGCGCATTGATTTGGTCTTTTTAGTGAACGCGGCATAATCAGCAATTGGCTTCTTGCCTTCCTCGCGCATCTTCATTGTATTCGGGCGATTGGAAAACTCGCCGCGTGACTGTGCGCTTTGCTCAACGTTGGCCTTAACGCTTTCTTGTATTGCCTGCTGCTGGTAGTCAGCCTCAGTGGGCAGGTCTGAGACCTTTGGCTCGTCAAAAGATAGGCTCTCCTCTAAATCAGGCTGCGCTTCCAGCTGACTTGATGCAGTAATGTTTTCCCTTCCCTGCTCTATGGCCTCAATGTAGCGCTGTATCTTGGAGTCTCGCTTGTCTTGAGCGGCCTGCTGCTTCTCTCTGGCAGCGTTGAACGCCTGCTGCACACCTGTTTCGTCAAGCCCGAGCTCTGACGCCTGCTCAGCGAGAACGTACAGCGATTGCTCTGCCTCTTGATCTCCTTGTTCTATACGCTCAAGTAGAGCTTCCGCTTTGTCCTGATCCATGGCGTAAGCCAGCTTGACGGTTTTTACAAAGTGATTGTCATTGTCTGGCAGTACACCTTTGTCTCGTAATGATTGTTGCGAGGCTTTAAAACGGGAGGTCAGATCACCTTGTCCATCAACCTCCGGCTTTTCCCATTCCTGATTGCCCTCAGATAGAGCCTTATCCAGGATTTGCTGACGAACCCGCTCGGCGGCTTCAGATGGACCATCAGTGATCATGGTTTCATCATTACTCTGTAGCCGTACGCTCTCCGTGCCCTGCACATCTTCCGCTAATTGTGAGTCGTCAGTATCTTGCGTATTGCCCTCCGGCTCAGCGGCTTGAGCCATGTCGTTTTCAATGGCGTCAGCGTTATCGCGGGCCTTGTCGGCTCGAGTTCGCGTACCACCTGCCGCGCCCAAGGTGCCTCCAATGGCACCACCCAGTACGCCCTCATTCACCGCTCCAATCGCAACACCATCCATCAAATCGACATTGGTGCCCGCATACTCGTTTGATATTTCATTGGCGGCATACTGCTGCGTACCTCCCTGGATGGCCTCCGTTACACCCTCCCGTATTGCACCCTCAGTAGCTCCTTTTGCAACTCCTCGAGTAATAGACGAGCTCGCTTTACTTGCTCCACGAGTTAACATATTGGCTAACGGAACGTCGCCCAACATCGTCGCCAAAGCACTAGTGGCTAGTACTTTCTCATCAGACATTGTTGCGCGTGATGCCTGCTCGGCTGTCATCTGACGAGCCATATCAAGCTTTTCCGAATCACTACGGCCAACGTTTTCAGGATCCTCATCAACCGTGAAAAAATTTCTGCGAAAGACATTACTTTCCGCAAGCTGGTCCAAAGGAGCATTCATGACCGTTCCCTTAGCCTGAATCCCCTGACTACCTATATCTGAGGAGATCCCGACAGTGGCCGCGGGTGTGTTGCGTAGAACCTGATATGCCTTTTCCGCTGCTTTAGCAGCAAGTTGAGGGTTTGCGCCTGACTTGATTGCCAACTTTGTTAGTGAGGGTATTGCAGATGAAGCAGACATTCCCCCGGTCGCGACTGCAGAAGCAATAGTAGGGGCCATGTAGCCCACCCCTTGCGCAATTTGCATACCCCACACAGCAGGGTCAGAAGATACTCGCCAATTACCCTCTGGAGATTCATTAATAGGCGAAGTTTGAAGAGCCTGTTTTCCTCCATCGGACAAGCTATCACTCAGCCAGTCTTTAGCCTGACCATAGGCTTTACCGAGATTATCAACGTACGACAAAGCCATCCCTTGAGGGGTATAAGCCGCAGCATTTTTCGCCGTCTCAATAGCAGAGTCAGGAACCCCAACATACCGCGCTAAATCAGTCATACCCTCCACGATACCTTGGCCAACAGCTTTTGTGGTTTCCGCTGCCCCCTCCATTGCACCAGATGCTCCTACAGCCAGCCCTATTGCTATATCACCCGCACCAACTTCCACGTTTTCCTGCGGTTTATACGCATCTAGATTAAAGTTGTCGCTAAGTTGAAACGTCATATCAGTTTGGGCATTAACAGTGGCACCATCTGTCTTACCAAGAAGCTTGTCGTCTTTCATATCCGCTCCGAGCAGGCATAAAAAAACCGCCAGCTCCAAAGGAGCCAGCGGCTAGGTATAAGTATTTGATGATGTAGTTATTATTACTTTAATCTTGGTTTAGGTAAACCACTGTGAATGAAGTGTTCAACTCACTAACTTTATCTGGCTATCCTAAGCTCTCGCCTGTCAGTAAACCAACGAGCCCTTTCAGAAAGCTAACAGCCAATTGATGCTTAGAGTCGGGGTCTCCTAAGGTCAATAGCCCAAATGTTATCACCATAACAAGTACACTAGCAGCAACACCGCTAAAGCCACTAATGAGCCACTTAAAAAGTCCTACCCAAAATCCTGGTGGTTCATATTTCTGGGCGCTGAGTTTAATGTCATTAACGACTTCCGTTCGCATTTTCTTTTCAGTTTTTCTTAAGTCCTTTTCGCGTAAGTCCAGCGCTGTTCTGCTTTGTTCAAGCTCTTTATGCTTACTTGCGTATTCTTCTTTTAATTGTTTTTCTAGCTCTGAATATTTGGCTTCAAAATTAGCTGTAGATTCTTTTAACGCGGTATCTATCAGGGTGGCAGCTCTTTGCTTATATGCATTTAACCGAGCCGGGCTCATTAGAACTTGATCATGAAAGTTTTCGAGTGCCTGGTCTACATACTCGTCAGACTTTCCACCCTCTCTCAAACCATTGGCTGTTTCGTCTTTTTCGTGCTTATAAAGTGCGTACGACATGAGTCCAAGATAATCACGATTATCTTTTACTAGCTCCCTGAACACCCATCGTTTTTTTACCACAACCGCCCCCAAACACAAAAAACGCCTGAATAAATCCAGGCGTCATTATACTATTTATTAGACATACGATTGCAAGTTCTAGTGCGCGTCAACTAGTGCTGAAAAGGAGTTTCTCATCCTTCTGATGGACTCAACTGCGGTAACGCTTTTCTTTCGGGAGTCAGTAAAATCTATATTCTCTAAAGACTCTGCAATCAGCTCTAATCGCTTTTCTTTAGACATCACTAAAGGTTGACGTTCAAGCTTGTCTACTTTTTTCTTGGTCATTGCGCCTTCCTCCTAGTAATATCATAGCCTAAATTTTAGGCGGCAATTCTATAGCAGAGCTTCCTAAGCGTCTACTTCTAGCTTCAATATAAGGCGACGCATGAAGCGTGTCCACGACCAATAAAGCGTGACAAAAATCACTAAAAATTACACAAAAACACTACATGTAGGTCTCTTTATTTTTATTTCCACACTATAGAGCGTTTTTTTTTCTCTAGTCCCCACATTAAACATCACCATAAAAATGTGATTTTTGTCACATTTCTGCCACCTAGTAAGTGAAGCTATCGCAGACTTATCTGATGTATATTCTGCATCCGAATCCTCATGTACACTAGACCTAGACTTGTCATTACAACTGAGTCCGCAACTTACTGGCCACCTCAGAGCTTTTCTCCGCTTTATGCTTAGCCAACTGATCATTAAAAGCACGCTCGATAGTATCCAAATCATATCCACTCAAATCTGTGCCTTTTTGCTTTACAGCTTGAAGGAAATACTGACGCCGAGGATCTCTACTCGCCCATTGCTCTACGTCTTTCGGTAAAGCTGATTGGTGTTCAGAACTACCTGTTTTCGGTTCCTCGCCACCATAATGCTGAGCGATACGTGATAGACGCTGATCATAAATTCGATTTATCTCGTCTTCCTTTCGTTTCAACATATCTGGGTTTTGACTATCAGCACTGAATCCATCTTGTTCACTGTACAGCTTGGCAAGAGCTTTGCTGCGGTCACTCTCTATTGAGGAAACCTCTTCCTTGTAACCCTTCATCTCGTCCTTGCTACCAAAGACTGATTTGTATGCCGGTGAAGCCATAGCACGCCTGCGCATTTCCAACTGACCAGTCAAATCCCGCATTGCCTTCTCTAATGGTATTACTTTCACCTGTTCATCAGCCGTCCCGCGTCCGTCAGTAACGGGTTTTGGTACCCAACGACCATCGCCATAATTCACTTCAGTTGTGATCACCAAGCCTGGTTGGTCGCCGTCAAGCTCAGGATTGATATCTGCAGCCAACGTCACGCCACCCCATCGTGCATCTTTAATTACTCGACCGGTTCTTGGGTCTTTTTGACCAATTGAAGCCTTGATGTTCTGGCTGTAGAACGTGTTAAGCGCTTCTTTGAGCTCAGGATCGTTGAAATCGGCGTTACCATCTAGTACCGCGGGCAACTTGTTCTCTAACGTCTCTCCGGCTCTTACTACTTCAGGCTGAAGATAGCGACGTGGGTCGTAAGCACCTCCGGCAATCATCTCATTATCGAGGATGGGATCAATCTCACCGGTGTCTATCCACCGTTTCCAACTATTCTGAATGACGGGCAGGTTTTCCCGAATGTAGCTTGCTCGTTTTTGTTGTCCAAGTTGATATTCGGAAAGTGCTCGCTGTTCTTGTTGAGTTTCCAGCTGTGAGTCAACAAGCTTCTGCTCGCGGGCCTCTTTTTCGCGTAATGCTCCACCCTGCCCATCTTTGCCATAGTTGTGCTCAAACTGTTGCTGTCTGCGCCGCTCTTCCGCTTGTTGCAGTGACATTTGCTGTTCACGAGACTCTCGTCTCTCCTGGTTCTCCTGATTACGAAGCGCGCGATCCTCCTTACGCTCCATGTATCTGTCTGCAACATCGAAAGCGCGCAAAGCACCATCCATAAAACCACGTGTATCTAGGCCCATCGCCACCTCCGCTAGAACAGCTCGCCTACGACAAATCCCGCTACCGCACCAACCCCGGCTCCAATGGGGCCACCTACCATCCCCCCTATTGCTGCACCTGACGCTACAGAACTGATTGATTGCTGACGTTCAGCAGACTTCAAGTGTTTGTTAGCTGCATTCCGACGCTCTTCTCTTTCAGCAACATCACGCAGCCCCTTCAAAGCGGTACTTTTCTGATGCTGCCCCATACTGAGTAAGCTATATCCCATGGTTACACCTACTGCTGTTGCACATTACGTAAACCCATACCAGCACCGGAAAGGGTCTTCATTGATCGATCTCGCTCGTATGCTCTCAAGCCGTTTTTCGCAGAGACGGAAGCTAACGCAAGCTGAGCATCTTGATTGGGGTCACCCTGTGGTGTTACCCCGTAACGAGACATTTTATTTAATTGCCCCAAGCGCGCAGCCTGAATAGAGCCATTAACATTGCGATCGACTCTCCCTAGTTGCTCTCCCAACAACTCACCGGTTTGAGACTTCTGCATGAGATCTTTCTGAACTGGATAGAACCTTTGATACCAATCGTCATATTGCTGCCGAGTGATACGCGCATAAGTGTCTGCCGCGATTCCCATAACTGCTCCTTATGCCACCAATGAACCACTAGGGTTGTTTAGCGGATCATAGTCATTCAACGTAGATGCTTTCGTACTCACACCATCCACTCCGGCTTTGCCCAATGAACCAGCGGACTGGCCCATATAACTTCTAAGCCCTACGCCAGCTGCCGCTCCGGCTAGCTGAAGGTTTGATGAGCGTTTATTGAAGTCTGTTTCCGCGTCTTCTGTCGCTTTCCTTAAACTCGTGTTGGCTACGTCACCTATTCCCTCGAGTCCCCCCGTCTTTTGGCCAAGCCCGATAGCTGTAACATCGCTCAGACCAGCTAAGTACTTGTCCTGCTCTGAAGACTGAGCTCTATTGGTAGTATCCGATTGATCAAGTGCTTGATCGGTAGCCATGTTGGCCATCGTTGACTGAAACTTACCCGAATTAGGATTGATGCCACTTGCCGACAGCGACTGCGCCGTTTCGTCTCGGCTCTTTGTATATGCTTTGTTGTATCCAACATCGACCGCTTGTTTGACGTCAGCCATATTTGTCGCGCTATTAAACGCACTGACACGCTCAATGAAGTTATCTTCAAACTGCTTAAAGTCACTTTGGTAGAGGTCCCACTGCTTCCTCGCTACGTCTGCAGCTGCCTTTTGTGCCGCTGTTTCTTTGACTTTTTGTTTACCGCCGCCACCCATATTGACCTCCTAGAGTAACTTCTCCCAATGTTGAACTCTGGCTGCTCCGGACGTTTTAACATATCCATTGGCGAGCAACGCTTGCTCAAGACCAGGAACAGCCGTGAATAACTCCACACCTCTCGCGCCCATTTGCCTGCCTTTGAGCTCTATTTCACTTTGGTAACGAGTAATTGCGTTGCCACCCCAATTGAACGCGAACATCACATTCAACCAAGACAAGCCATTTCGAGCTGTTGGCTGCAACACAACAAAACCATCCTCGGCGAGAAACAAAAACGCCCTCTCATCTAAAAGGGCGTCATCTATTTCATCGGCAAAGAAGTGATTATTCCGAGACTGCGTTTTACGTATGATGGGGAGTAAATGGAGGCGATAGTTCAACCAAGGCTTTGAGTACATCACTTGATTCACGATTACCTGTAATTTGTAACATCTGCGATGGCTAACATAGAGCTTCCTTTACTCATCCATCCTTCAGGTGCAATAGGGTCATCATAGCCGGGGGCAGAAGACGGAGTACCTAGCTTTCTGTAAGTGACTTTGTTCCCCTCTACTCGCAGAGCATCGTCAGCTGACCACTCCATTAAAACACGCCACTTACCTGTCCCTCTTTTCAGGAAATTGTAAGCTCTTGCTACAGTAATACGTGCTGCGTACTCTCTCCCCTCAGGTAATACGATCGACCGTTCAGGGCCATTTGAGTTACTGTCGAGAGGCTTCACCGGAGGCTCAGTCGGCTGCAGGGTATGAAGCGCCGCTAACCTCAGTAGCCGCCAACGGCTATCAAAAACTAGCGACTGATTTTTCCCAAAAACCTGCAACCCATAAGTCTCATTGCCAATTTTATGGGGCTTCGACGAAAAGACGTACACGCTGATTTTAGCTGAGTGCTTGGCAACGAAGCGGTAGTGATACCGATGACCATACATCCCACCAATAATGGCCGTATCGACCGGTGAAGAGATAAATATCATGGGGTCAGGGACAGACACCTGATACTCCGCAGAATATAGCGCCACGCCAAAGCTATCTTTGCGTGAGAGTTGAAGTTCGATGCGGTTGTGAAAACAATGGTTCTGGTATTCACCATCAATAATTTCCGCCCCGTGGATACCAAACACTTTGAGACCGTATGCCATCAATACACCCCATAATGAACCAATAAGGGCGGTACCTGACCTCTGTATAGCAGACGATTCACCGTGATAGACCAGATGAGCGTGTCATTATCTTGATGAATACTGTAATCGTATTGGTGAGCTGCAGAAGCCGGCTTCGCGAGCTCTAGCCACCATATTGCCGTGCGGCCACGCAGGCCTTCATGCTTTATCTGTCCAGTAACGGTACGCTTGGACTTTATCGCGGGGGTTGTAAACGAGCCCAGTATACGAGGCGTGCGGTCAGTAACATCGAGTACGACCGTGCCTTGGGAATCATAAACCCGGAGACCATACATTTTCATTCTAAATCACCTAGAACAACAACAAGTTGATTACTATCGAACACTTTAAGTCTTTCGCCATTTACTTCGAGCCGAGACGGGCCTTGGTTGGAGCGCATAAACAAACGACTCGTCTCAATCGTGCCATCTTTTGAAATACGCGTATGGTAGCCACCATAAGGACCTCCGGAACCAAAGCCGGCTTGACCTCCCTCGATGACAGCACTCTTGATTTTGGGCGAGGAGAGAGAAATACCCGCTTTAACGACATCCGCAACAATCTTCTGGCTGTTCAATATCTGGATTGTCGCCTTTTCAATCATTGCTTTAGGTAGGACCACTTTGCCTTTATCAATGGCAAAGACTGGCGTTACAGGTTGCTTAGAGTTCGGATCAAAAACATAGAACTGACTAGCACTAACCGCGACCTGACTTTTGCCATCACTGCCAGCGATTAAACCAATTCCAGCTTTGATATCCCCAGCTTGGGCTTTCTGTTCCCATATTGCTTGAAAAGCTGCAGAGCCTTGCTTATCCAGCTTTGCGATTGCTTTAGACTGAGATTCAGTTTTTGCAGATAGCTCGCCGGCCTTCGCTTCAAGAGAGGATGTTTTTTTCGCAAGAGACTGATTCGCGCTCGTCAGCGTCTTGGATACGCTATCAATCTTTGCGTTCACTTTGGTGTCTGCCGACTTATAAGCAGACTCAACACGTTTGACATGCTCTGATAGCGCCTTATCAGCATCAGTGAACGATTTGGTTGTGTCGGTTATAAGCGCATTTGTTTTTGTCTTTTCGGTGCTGAATTCAACACTTAAATCAGCAATTCGTTTTGAGAGAGATTCATCAGCGCTGGCAACAGTGAGAGAAAGCTCCCGTATTGAACCTTTAATATCATTATCAGCCTTCTGATAACTCGCTTCTAGTCGGCCAGCTCGCTCCGTCAATACCTTATGATTGTTCGATACCACTCGAGTTAAGGAATCGACACTTCCTTTAAGTCCCGCGTCAGCTTTCTTAAATGCTGACTCGATGTGATCGGTACGTTCAACAAGTGCTTTATTCGCATCAGACAACGTCTTGGTGGTCTCATCAATGCGTGTATTCGTCGCAACATCTGCTTTGCGATAGTCGGTTTCAACACGACCAATCCGCTGCGCTAATGCCTTATCTGCGTCGCTAAGCGTCTTTTTAGTATCCGTGAACAACGCATTAGCTTTGCTGATATCCGTACTGAATTTGCTACCTAGCTCCGTGATTCGCTTCGATAAGGCCTGATCGGCATTTGTCATTGTGCGAGATAAAGAATCGATAGACCCAGTAATAGCCTTGTCACCGTCTTTATAACTGGCCTCAAGCTTATCGGTCCGCTCCACAAGGGATTTTTGATTATCTGCAACAAGTTGAGACAGATTATCCATGCTGCTCTTCAAGCTAGCTTCGCTCTGTTTGTATGCTGCCTCGACGTGATCTGCGCGCTTGGCTAAAGCTTTATCCGCCTCTGCAAGAGTCTTAGTTGCCGTATCAATCTTCGCATTCGTCGCGCTATTTCCCTTCCTGTAAGCCGACTCAACGCCTTCAATTTTTAAACCCAGCGCTTTATCAGCATCACTCAGTACTTTCTGTACATGAGTAAGCCGTGTGTTCGTTTTACTACTTTCAGTAGTGAACGAATTAGCGAGCTCACTAACACGTTTAGACAAAGCTTCATCAGCATTTGCTGTAGATAGAGATAGCTCTTGAATACTGCCCTTGATTGCATCATCTCCGGCCTTAAAGCTCGCATCTATGTTGTCGGTGCGTTCCGCCAGCGCTTTATGGTTATTGGAGACAACTCGCGACAAGGTATCGACACGACCGTTTAAGCTGACATCATTTTGTGTCACTTTCGCTTCTATATGATCGGCGCGCTCAGCCAATGATTTATCAACGTCAGACAGGGCTTTGCTCGTTTCATCGATTCGAGCATTAATATCATTGCTAACATCTTTGAGACCGGTTTCTAGGCTCGAGAGCTTTTTCGTGAGCGCATTATCTTTCTGCGAGATAGTTTTGCGTGTATCCGTTATCAACGCGTTTGTTTTGGCATTGGCTTGCGTGAACTCACTATTGAGTTTATCGACTCTTGTGGCCAACGTTTTATCACCGTCGGCGAAAGCCCGACTGATCTTATTTAGCTCTGCACCAAGCTTGCTATCGGATTCCCTATACTCAGCACGGATATCGTCAAGCTGTTGAACGGTCGTTGATTCTCTATCTGCGACAGCTTTAGACAAAGACTGGATTTGACCCTTGGTATCTGCCAGTGCACTAGAGAAGTTGGCGTTGATCTCATTTATGCGTTTCGCAACTGTGTTTTTATTAGTCGTAACTACCTTTTCTAGGTCTTTTATGCTGCTTTCCATAGTCGCATCGCCACGCTGCATTGCAGCTTCAAGCGCACTTATCACTTGCGTTAGTGCTGTATTAGCGTCAGAAAAAGCCTTCTGGGCTTTGGTTACCATTGCTGTCGTAAATTGGCGCTGTTCCTCACTACTACTAATCAAGGATGCACTCAATTGCTCCACTTGTTCGGTTAAAGCACGTTCAGCATTGGCTAATGCGTGCTCGACACCTTTGATCTGAACAACGTTTGATTGGTCTCCTTCCCTACTCAGTTTCTCTAGTCTGGCAGTCTCCCCCGTGATGAGCTTTTTCGCATCAGACAAAGAATTAGTGAACTCTGAGCGCGCTAGGCTCAGTGCTTTCTTTGCCGATGCAATTTCTTTTTGGGTTTGTTCAAGTGTTTGACTTGTTTCAGAGAGCCGCTTACTGGTGCGCTCATCTGCTAACTTGAGGTCATTTCGAGCTTCTGATAATTGCTCTTGAGTACCGTGAATGCTCTCTCTGAGGCTTTTATCCGTTTCGGCTAACTCTTGCCGAGACTGTTCGATGCTTTTTTGCGTCTCCTTAATACGCGAATCTAAAACGTTATTAACGCGTTCAAGGTCACTGCGCGCTTCCCTTATTGCCTTGCTGGCAGATTCGGAGGCTTGGCCAATGCCCGCGCTGAGATCTTTGAAAAGCGTTGAGTCGCGCAGCTGCTCCGCGACTTCATTGATCACTTCCGAAATGTCTGTGCTTGTTTTTACCGATAGGCCATGGCGGTCATTGAAGGGACCCGCAATATCTTTGATGTTAATATGCCGAGCCCAATAGAAATACTGTGAGCCTGGACGAACGCTATCTCCAAAAACCGTTGCCGAGACGGTTGCAATAAGTACAGCCTCATCAAGAACGTCTTTATCAGAACGCCAAATTTCTGTGTAAGAATGACCGGAATATGCTGGCCGATCCCACTCAAGCATGATTGAACTAAAGCCCCCGAATCCAGCGAATCGCTCAGGCGTAGTTGGCATTTCAACGGGCTTAGTAGCATTAATACTTGATGACGGTGCTGGCATAGGAAGTACTCTGCCACCCGTTCCGCGACGTACAGTAATCAGCCCGAGTGCGTTTAGCTCTCTCAAGGTAATTGCTCTATCAAGGCCATTCCCGCGCTGTCCTGTTAGCTTTTCGACATTCTCTACGATAGCGGCTTGATTGCGACCACTGTGAAACCCTGACTTATGCATTAGGCCAACTCCTGCATTGAGTCTGACAACATCAAGCGGTCTACACCTGCAGCTCCTGATACTTCTATTTGCCAGTAACTCGCCCGAACGGGAGGTAATCGGAATGGCATATTCGTCAGTTCGCCTTGCGGAACAGTGAGAATGGTTTGGTTATCTGCAATGACTTTTATGGTGAGTTTTTCCGGTTCAGAGGCGCGAACTCTAGCGGAAGTTAGGGCAGCATCATCTGGCACCCAAAATACCTTTGACCGCCAGGTCATAGACTTCAATTCTTCACTTTGGCGCCACATACTGACTTTATCGCCATGCACGATGAATAGTGTATCGGTGAGCAAATCAACATAGGTAGCGTCCCATCGATCGCTAATTCGAGTGAACGCTTTAGATAAGGGATCGTAAATGAAACCGCCAGTTTCTGACTGGGCAACATACCACCCTTCTACAGCGACCGCCCGAATGGTTTCAGGTTTCAGTGCCTGCCACTGCTTGCGATCAATGATTTCCTCAGAGGCAATAGCTGCACCGTCAGAACTGACTACTACGAGACCATCTGGTGCTGCATACATAGCCATACCAGAAACAACAACTAAGGAATCCGCGCTGACACATGATTGTTCTATGTCTAGTTTGGTGGCAGTCATGGCATCCGGAGTTACACCCGAAAAGATGTAAGGGTACCCTCTCGTTACAGCTACCAAAGAAGTACCAACTGGCACAATTGCTTGAATCGTATGTTCAGTCGTCAGTCGATAAGACTTCGGCCATGCATAAGGCAGGTAAGCAGCAGAGAACATAACTTCATTGCCTGCAAAGCCAGCACAAATGCCATTGGCCATGGTACATAAGCCTTGCATGTTCTCAGGAGGCTCGTCGTAATCCCATGTCTCAAGCACTGCGCTATTCAGATCACGTGTTGAATCTTTGTACTCGGTGTTTGAAATTGGAAGTTCCGCAAGCAACATATAGGCGCCCACACCTGCTGCCGTTACTGAGCGATATACGCGAGTATGAGTAATATTATGTGTGTTTGTTGTCGGTTGAGAGAGCCCAAGTGTGATTGTCGAGCCAGGCTTCTCAATCAACACCGAACCAGACGGTTCACCCGGGGCGCCCTCTTCACCAAATCGCGTCACATATGTCTGGATATAGACACGATCTTCATCGTCAATCAGTGCTGGTTCACCTAAGGGCGGTTCTTCGCCGGTAGACGTATCGATACTGAGCACTGCCGGCGGAAACTCAGGTCGAGGAACGCCCAGATCATAGGCTGCCGCAGGTCCAAAGCCTGAACCATCAATGGCAATATCTTGTGCAGTAACCTTGGGTTTCCCATCTCCAGTAAAATACACTCGCTGCCACTGATCTTGCCCGAGCGGGCTATCTATGGCGCTGACCACACTATCTGGCCAGAGCAACCAAGCATCATCATAGCGATGCAGTGTCTTTGCCGGAAAAGGAAGAGACCGCGCATGGAGGTTTTCGTTTATCGGCATGATCACCCCACGCTCAAATTCGCAATCTCTTGCCAGCGTCGCTGCTTCATTGGGCAACAAGTAATCTTTGAGGCGAGGTACTTCGCCACGCATCATAAAAATATCGATGAGCATATTGAGATTTCAGACCATTGAGACGTGAACGGATTTCACTAGCCGCGACTAGATTCGGCGCTCAGTGCTATGAATACGCTGCGTTTCCGCGTTATCGGTATTGGTTTTACCCGCTAATGCGTTCTGAAAATTGTTGAGGTGGTATGTTGCTTTGGCAGCTTCTGCTTCGGAGCGACCGTCTTTTGAATATGCTCGAAAAAGCATGAAATCAAACACCAAAGCTTCGTAGATAGGTGGCAGTGGAAAAGGATCACTATCTACTTTAATTATGATCTGTCTCGAATAGTCATACTCAATATCAACATCCTGCTCCGGCACAGGGAAAAGATAAAAGCTAAGGCCGTCGTTGTCGTTTCTGGTCCAGTTCGTGGGCTGTGCATCAATCATCGTTCGCCATAACGGATAGTTCTGATTTAGCCGGTATAAGTCTACAAATTGCAGGCCGTAGCCATTCGCATGATTTACGTTTAATAGCCGATAAGCGTCATCAGGTAGATCAACACGCGATTGGCCTTTCTTTACCGTTTGGCTCTTCGTTTCTCTTCCCAAGTCTGGCCGAGACATCAAAATAACAGCAATGGCGTCGTTCAAATTGTGTAGATGGTTGGCTTTGGTCCAACGCGTATAGCGTTGATCAATCAACTCATCGGCAACGCGCTCTATCAACGAAATTACCTTTGCCATTAAAAGAACTCCCTTGGTGCGACTGGCCGAGTTGTCATAGACGTATTATCGAGCAACCAGCGTTTAGCACGACGCGTATGCTCAACGAATTCTCGCTCATGGTAGCTATGCAGATCCCCATTGAAGAACTCCGGCAACACATACAGCCATGACGCAGCACCTTCACATATTGCTATGAGCCAATGATCCATAAGCGGAATAGGTAGCTGCGTGGCATCGGTAACTGGCTCAATCGCAGCCCTAATTCGAACATCACTGCTAACATCACGGAGGAATTGAATGGTTCCCATTGAGGGACTCTCGAAGTCCATGCCAACGGCTAACCTTTCCCCCTTTGTGACAACATCAACTTCACCCGTCAGATTAAATGTCGTTAGGCCTATCGGCCCAAAAACATCCGTTACCTGCCCTTCAACAACAGGGCCAATGGTGTGTTCCACTCTTATAATGCCGGTCAGGCGGCAAAAGCGACCTGCGCTGTAGACAATCGCTTGCTTGAGGGTGATAGGCATAGCTGCCGGCGCAATCTGCCGCAGTGCAGGTAGGAAGTCATCAACGGGGACGGTGCGCATTACTCGCCCTCGCTTGCTCGGATAGCGTCACGAACGCGCTTTTTGAATGCGTCTACTTTCTCTTGTGGCTCCTTAGTAATATCTAAGTCGTGCGACTCGACCAAGGTGGCAACTTGCGCCCCATTTAGCTTGTTCAAGTCTATTTCTTCACCGCCAAGGGTGACGACCATGGATGATTCAGCTTCAGCCGCTTTGCGTACCTCTTCGGCTTTGGCCTCCGCTTCTTTGCGCGCCTGCTCTTTTTCTTCTCGCGCTTTCAGTACATCGTCAACCTGATCCGCTTCTACAAACACTTTGTCAAAACGCAGCAATACCGCGGCGACTTCTTCTGATACTTCGATAGGCTTGTTTTGCGGAAATACTTGGCGAGAGCCAGTGATAGTGTCTCGCTTAAATTCTTTGGGACCGACATAGGCAATTGCGATTTTCATTGGTGTACCTGCTTATCCAGAAACAAAAGGGGCGCGATTGCGCCCGAGGTTTGATTTAGTAGCCGATCACTCGGTACTCAGGATTGATTTGCAGTGTGCCCGTTGCTTTACCGCCCTTGACCACCACATTCAAAACTCGCTTTTCTTCGTTGTAGGTAGGTGGGATCACCAAGGCTTCATCGGTTTTGCCAGACACATCCACGTCAGCAGCAAGTACGTCGCTGCCAGATTTGATATCAATTTTGACTGACTCGCCAAGGCCGTTTGTGTGAACACGGAAGCCGGTGAGCGATAAACCGATAGGCAGCTCAACCATTTCCACTACATCGCCAATGGCGGCTGCTTTGAGTGACACATTGGTCAGTGCCATTGATACATTGCCATGCGCGCCAACGTAAATGCGGTCGTGCATACTCGGTGCTTTAATCGTTGCCATGAGATAAACCTCTTAAATGAATTGGGCAAAAGGGTGCGGCGCTATACCGCATCCCGATTAGTAGCCGGTTGAAACCGCGGTATCGAGCGCGATCACGCCGTGGTCATTGAGGCGACCAGTCTTGTCCGCAAAGCGCACTTTCTTGAGGCCGTTCATCCAAGCAATGGTGACCTCATCACGGTTACCCGCGTCGGTTTTCTCGGTATGAATTGAGAACTGGCTGCCGTTTTTGGTTTTACCCCACGCATCAGCCAGTGCTTGTGCACCGATGAGCATTGCGCGATCGATAGTTGTGCCGGCTTCAACTTGCTTAACTGTCGCTTTATTGTCGTTTTTCGACACATCAACCACGGAGCCAGGGTTAAAGCGAATTGGCATGCCCTTGTACTGACGCACTAAGATGTTTCCGTGCATCACGCACTCACCGCGAAACACTTGGTGATCGAAGCTACTGCGGCGCTTCATCGCGTTCGCCATTAATTGTTGCCAGTCTTTATAGTTAGATGTGCGTTTAAAGTCGTGCCACTGTCGCGGCGTGACGTTAAGAATGAAGAAAGGCTCATCGCCCGCCAGCTTGTCCTCTTTGAAGCGGATAGGCTGGAGCGGGTGCGCCATTTCATCGATGAACAACGAGATATTGTCCACCGTTTCGATGCCGAACACGTCAGCCTGGTCAAGCTGCTCGAAGTTTGTCGCGTCACCGCCAAAGAAGTGGCGATCGTAAGTTGGCGGCATGACGGGATTGACCAGCATGTCGCCAAAATCTGGGTGATTACTCAGCGGCACAATGATGTCATCTTGAATGTAATCACCCCGTGCACCCGCCATATGGACGGTAGCAAGCTGATCCTTTACATCATTGAAGTAGGTTCCGAGCAACGTGCGCGCTGTGCTCATCAAGTTATGACCGGTGCGCTGCTGGCTCATCTTGCCGCCGGCATCAACCTGATGTCGGCCTTGGTCAATGGAAAGCTCGAAGCTGGTGAAATCAAGGCTTTCACCGTTCCCAGCGATACGCTTATCACCCATGGTTGGGCGCTTAGACAACTTGTGAACAATCTGCATGTCCACGGTATCGCCAGCTGTTTTTGTCAGGTCATTCACAGTGACAATTGGCGCACCGGGTGATGATTGTTTATTGCCTTTCTTATCGCCTTGCGCTTTTTGCGGCGCAGAGTCTGTCAGCATGTTTGTCATGCTTCGATTACGGTTTGCCGCGGTAAATAGCGCGACTTCCTGCAGCTTCTTAGCTTGCGCTTTGGTAATCGTGGTCATGTTAATAAAACCCTCAAACAAAAACACCCGCCCATTGTGGCGGGTGCTCGATGCCGTCTACGGCGTTAAACTTGAGAGAGAAGCTCCTCGATCTGGTCTTCGGTCATTTCAGACATAAGGCCGTAAAGCTCACTCTCGTCAGCGTTGGCGATTTTGTCCAAGATAGATCCTTTATGGCTGGTCGTGGAGCCAGTCTCGCTCGGTGATGGGGGGAGCGAATTATTTGCGTCTGCTTCAGCCTTAGCTGCCTTGGCTTTTGCGCTTTCCGCAAAGTGCTCTTTGGTCAGTCGAGCTGCTTCAGCAAATCGCTCATCAATGGACTTTTCAGCCCAGTTAGGGTCAGCACGCAGCTTGTCATCAAACTCAATCGCCTTTTTCCACTGTTCGCCGCCTTCGTTTGACCACTTTGCTAAATCGGGATGTTTGGCAATGGCTTCCCCAACGACGTCTCGTTCGGATGCCGGATCGTTTTCGGCTGGCTTCGTTTCTGGTGAGCTTCGAGATTGCTGACTCACAGCTTCGACTTTGGCAAATAGACCGCGAATGGCTTGGCCAATCTCGGGATAGTCTTCTGCCAGCGTGTCCAGCTGCTCCTCTGAGATTTTGAAGTTTTCTGGTAAGTCTTCAGGCTCGACGCCAAGCTTTTCAAGCTGCTTGTTGCGCACATCAAGCAAGCGTTGAGATTGCTCCCACTCACTTTGCTGTTTCTGTAGTGCTTCAATCTGCTCTTTCAGTTGTTGCTTCTCTCGACGCTCACGTTCTAGCACATCAAATGGAATAACGTGCGCACCGTCTTTAGTTGCAACACCCTCTGGTTTCTCGCCTTCTTCAGTCTCTCCACCGTCTTTTTCAGATGCGGGTGCCGAATCCGCTTTATCGACGTTGTCTGATATTGACTGTGTTTCGCTATCCACGCTTGGTTGTTCCACGTTAGCCGCTGGTTGCTCAGATTCGCTATCGTCATCGTCTGCTAACTCAGCATCATCGAACTGTTCCATTAGCGCTTCTAGCTCTTCAACTGATTCATTACCGGTTACTTCAAACATTTACCTCTCCTGTGTGTAGACGTATCGCTGTCTGTGCGGTTAAGCCCTCTCGTGAAAGCGCTTAGCGGCACATACAAAAAAGCCCCGGCAAATGCCGAGGCTGAACGTGTTGCTCCAATAAGCAGAGCCAATTGTGGTTTGAAACAAGAAGGAATTGTCCACCAAGGAACTCAACAACCGGCCCAAATAACCAGTTGCATAAACTATTTACCCCACAGATGTTCAAACGGATCTCAATAAAGAAAAGCCTCGGTAAAAACCGAGGCGAACACAAAAATTAGGGATAGTTCTGAAATCCAGAACGAACATTAGGTGTGAGTGGAGTACAAGAAGCAGTTCTCACTCATGGAGTAGATATGCAGCGGGAACTACATGGCGACAATCCTAGCCTATTTATGGTTACACCTCAGACATTAAAGCCTAAAAACCTAGCCAAAATGGAACCCTACTCAAACTTTTTTATACCGGCAATAAAAAAGCCCCACCCGTACAGGTGAGACCTTGGCAATATGGGATTAATTTATCTCAACAAATTGAGATAAACAATAGTCTTAAAAGAACTAATAGAGGGACAGGTATCAAGATGGGAAAGCTACTAGAACAGATGGAAACAGTGATGAGCAGAGCTAATGACATACGTTATTTCGTTGCCTTATCAACATTTACATTATTACTCGATTCTGTCCTTGTTTACACTCGGAATGTATCAGTGTTGAGTATCAGCTGGGACTACATTAGTTCATCATTCACACTAGGAGCTGCACTCGTATTTCTCTGTTTCTTCAGTCTTTTTATGGTATTTGTTATACCAAGTATCATGAGCTTTATCACATTCATTGTGATCGAGACACGTGCTTATAAGGTCGTTGATGCTTTTGGTGCAACTCGCAAACACGGTAGAGATTATTTATCTCCATTTTCCCTATCTCAATACGCTTTGAACAATTGCAATGAAGTCGCGTATCAGATGGCCACAAAGCAAAGCGTTGAAAACCAAGAAAAGCGCCAAATGGAAAAATATAGCTTTGCTTTTGTACTGGTTTCAGTATGTAACTGGCTTGTATCTACTGAAAGTACTCGAACCATCATCGACATAGCAACTCACTTCGATTACAACGCCGGCCTCCTATCAGTTGATACAGCGAAATGTTTGATGTTGCTCATGGTCTACCCCGCGCTAGCTTGGATCGGAATTGCACATGGTTGCGGATTCACTTCGAATTACCTAGATGGCTATGTATACGCGCCCGAAATAAACAATAGGATCAACCCTCCCAGAAACGAGTTATAGCGTTAAGGACTCAATCTGTTGACTCAGTAACGCCTCATAGCCGGCTCTCGCTTGCCTAATCTCTTGGGAGAGCCGCTCCATCTCTTTGAGTATCTTACCAGTCTCTGCTTGCATCTTAGCATTCGAGTATCGCTTGCTATCGGCATCTGCAGTGTCCTTATTAGCCGCAGCCCGAACCTTCTCAACCTCACCCTCTAGCTTCGCAACTTTAGCCACCATTTCACGCATCGCTAACTCTTTCTGCTCTTGCAGTTCAGCTTGCTGTTGCTGATAGGCCTGTTGTTCTTCATCCGTCATATCTTCTGGATCTTTTGGTACCTGCAGCGCCCCCCTAACTCGCTCCATGAACTCGGACTTGTTCGGAATATCGGATAACTCAGCGACCAAATCGATCACGGCTGCCTGAACTTGAGGAGGCAGCTGAGCAGTAAGCTGCATCATGCGATCAGCAAGCTGTGATTTATACGCAGCTGTCTGCTGTATTGGTGCTAATGTGATATGTGCACGTAGTCTAGTAACGTCGTTAGTGAGTCCGCCATCATCGGTTTCTTGGTTAATCACAATGGCTTTGCGTTTGAGTCTGTCTTCTTTATGAAGCGTCACTTTCTTATTGCGCTGCTTCTTCATGTCTTCGATGAGATAACCCAAGATCAACTCACCGACAAGCTGGCAGCTATAACGATAATTATCGTTAATCTCAGCGAGTGTCGTTGCGCCCTGCTCCACTAGGTTAGCGATAGCCACACCGGAATCCGCACTACTTTCTTGGCCAAGGAATGCTGAGTAAATCCCCATCGTATCCTGAATAAGCTTCATGGACTCTTGCATAACTGCGAACTGTTGGTTCGCAATGTTGAAGTCTTGCTCGACTTTGAATGCTTCACTTATCGTCTTTTTATTGCGACGGTCGGGATTAAGTGGGATATAGCCGTCAGCGCGCTCTACTTCTTCAATGACCTGTTGGCGACTCAAGTTCGTCGCATCCTCGTCTGCAATGATTCGCTTCGCTTGCAGTAGCCATGTTAACTTTATGCGTCGGAAATTGACCTCGTCTTGTGCCGGGATGGCCCGAGCAATCAAGCCATAGGGCTCGTTTGTTGAGTCTTTGCGGTAACCGAAAAACGGCACAATGGGGAACATGCCGTTCGGCGCGTCACAATCACGCTCGCCCAGTTTATGCGGTCCTGCAAACCAGGTCTCAATAATGCGTGATACTTGCGTCATTTCTACCTGTACCTTACCCAAGCCCACCGCTGTCGATTGCATGACATTGTTCTTGTCATACTCAATCACGCGACCGTTTCCTAATCGGATAATTGGCTTGCGCTCAATCTTGCGGAAATAGACGATTTGCAGTTTTAGGCGCTTGCGGTCAGCGCTTAGATACTCAGCTTCGCGGCGACTCCAGCTCTGGTACTCTTCCCACGCTGACACTAGCCCAGCCTCGTGACCTTCAATGCTGTCTACGTCAACGAATCCCTTCCACTCATTAACTGCGTGATCGATTATTTCCGCCTTATTTGGCACCAATGACTTGAGCTCATCAGCATCAATCCAGCGCTCACGCATCACCCACCTGCAATCTGACCAATCCGGCTCGACGGATAACCAGTCCCAGTGGACTTCGTCCCGCGGCACATTCTTAATCTTGTAACGAGGACCAAACGCATTTGGGTTGCGATAGACTTCGACGAATCCGATGCCGCACTTGATTTGTCCTGCATAAGCATCCGAGCGTGCTTTATCTAGCCGGCCGAGACGGCAAACGTCAGAGAACTGTGCATTGATAGCTTCAGCTAACTGCTCCGTTTCATCATCCGGATCATCAGCCATGACAAGTAAGTTGGTGCGTGTCTTCGCCTCCATGCCTAAGACACCATCCACTGTCGGCGCAATTAAGTTATGCATCGTTTCCGGTTGGCCCCGCTCTCGCAAGACTGCTACCACTTTTGGATGAAGCTGATCGCCATCATAGTACGCGCAAGCCTTATTCGCATTGGTGCGCCAGTTAGGCTGTCCATCTATATCAGCCATAATGCTCATCAGAGTTTCAGTATCAATTGAGCTCTTATTCAGTTTCATCGCGTCATCCAATGCCTATATTCAAGCTGTGTTTCTTGTTTCTTCACGCGCTTCGGCATGCGTACTCGCATTTCTTGCGCAATCATGTAGCTCATAAGCTGATCATCGAAGCAGCCTTCCTGTGCATTCATGCTGCCTCGTTTGTCATAGACGAACGTATGTGCCTCGCTGACAGTGCCAATCCAGCGCATGCCCGACTGACCATTTTTGAGTAGCACTTTCATGCCTTCGGTGAGTATCGGTTTGCTGTGCCGCGTAGTGAGCCAACCAAGTTTGACGGTTTCGTCTTCATCTTCGCGATCGATGTACTGCTCTGCGTAAATGCGCGAGCCCGGGTAAATGTCTTTAAGTTTGAGGATAAAGGCGTGGCCATGGTTGTTACGCTCTGGGCCGATGTAAGCCATGTTGTACCAACGGCCAATGTGCGCAGTGAGCTCTGCGAGAAATTCCACGTCGATATGTCCAAACCAGTGCAATACCTGCTCACCATTGGATTGCTTAACAACGTCGATGCTAGAGCGGTCACCGTGCTCTAAGCCTTCTGCGATATCGACGCCTATTGCGTATTCTTCGTCCTCGTCTGGCAACTCCCAAACTAGCGTCATATTCGCTAGGCTTCGCTGGCCTTGTTCGTCCAAGCGCTCTGGCTTGCTCACTTTATGACGTTCGCCGGTGACTGGGTCCATGTCATATACGATGAGTGGCGCTTTGCATCGAGATTCAGCGCGCATCACGTCTTGCGCATCAAACACACGACGGCCAGATACCAAAAACGCCTCAATTGGCGTACTCGGAAACTCTTGCTTCATCTCCGCGCCTTGCTCCACTTCTTTGAGCACATACCACTGACGCTGTTCATCGTCGATGGTGCAGCCCATGGCTTCCTCAACCGCTTCAAAATACTCACGCTGAGCTTTGCTCATCGTGACACCAGTAGCAGGAACAGGGCTGCGATACTTGGGATCTTGCCACCACGCGAAAAAATGGAATTTCCAATCTAAATGGCTGAGCGCTTGGCATAGCTTTGTCAGTTCAATTGCACGTATGGTCATGCCATAGAAATCGCCACCAACACCCTCTGCCGTTGATTCGATGAACGCCACGCAGCCTTCATGAATCGCGTTAAGCGTACCCGTGCGCACTTCCTTAGCTTTCTGCGGATACTTCGCGCATATCTTGCCGTACTCCGAAACGTGCAAGCGTTGGACTGTGCCGGAACGGAATGAGGTGGCGACTTGCAGACTCGACCCGTGCTCAAAAAGAATGTAACCACCGTGCGCACCAGAGCGACGGCTTTTGACTTTAAACCGAGATTTCAGCCAAGCTGGCAAGTTATCGAATGGGATTTCAATCTTGGTACGGAAAATCTCGCCCGCCGCTTGCTGGTCTTGGGCGATGATCCCGCACTTCATGTTCTTATTGAAAAGTGCTTCGTCTAGCAGGTAGATATCAATCGCTGTTGAGAAACCAAGCTGACGGGCTTTTAGAATGATATTGAGCCAGTGCATCAACTCAAATAGCAAACGCTGGGCGGGGCGCAGCTTGAATGTGACCAGTTCGCCGCGCTCGTTCTCTATTTTGTAGAGATTGTCCATGCGCCACCATTTGTCGCTAAGTAGTCGCTCAATCTCTGCCAGCTCTTGCTCTTCGGCTACAGCTATCATTTCGACATCAACCCGCCTGTACCGCTGTCCTGCAAGTCATCAAGCATTTGACTAATCGGTGTGTCGTCAGCCTTCCCTTCCTTGGCCAAACGATCAGCTTCGAGAGTCAATTTGCGTGTCGCGCTTCTCAATCGGCTTGTGTCAGCAACAATCTTGTCTTTGTTCACTGCATCAATACCGAGACTGCTGAGCGTACGAGTCATCGATTCAATGCGACCCGTCAACGTATCCAGCTGAGTATTCACACGCGTAAACGACTCATACAGCGCAATGCGCTCGTCAAGCGAACTCGCGTTCTCCATATCCGCGTGTATTTTTCCCAAATACTCAATGCCACTTTGTAATCGCGCCCTAGTAAGCATCAGCTCGTCATTCAGCGTCGCTATCTGCGACAAGTCGAACATGTGTTGCTTTTGCTCGGGAAAGTACCGCGCATAAATGCCGCCTTTTCTTGCAGCCTGATTCCCCACCTCAAACGCATTCACAGGCACGTTCGTATTGCCAGCATTCCCCACTGACACAGTGTGTCCGGGCTTAAACCGTCCACCCTCATCGCGCTCAGACTCAACCATGTGCCGTTTTGGGGGCGTTTTTGCTGGGGCGGATGGCTTATTGGATTTGTCTTTAGAAACATTTTTGCGCGCTTTCTTTTGCGCAGTTGATTTGCGCACTGGCTGCGCAGTTTGCGAGTGCGCAGTCTTTTTCTGCGCAGTTTTGCGCACTTTGATATAACGTCTAGCACTCGAGTAATTAAGCCCCTTTGCCTCGCACCACTCTTTAGCGCCAGTGCCGTATTTAGCATGGTCATGCTCGAATTGAGCTTGTAGCGCTTTCCAATCCTGCGTTGCCATTACTACTTATAACTCCGTACTTAACTCTCCCTCGACGACCCAGTCACCTAACTTGGGACGATGCGAGGCTTTGATGCTGATAGTGCTGCCGCTTGATAGCTCTACGTAGGCTGACTCACCGTTCCAGCCAAGTACTGACACAATGACTCCTGTATTCATGGCTTCTCGCTTAATCAAGCATGTGATGTGTGATGAACATAATCGGGCGCTCTCTCCCGTAAGAGCGCCCTGTTATGCGCATTACTCATTACTATTCGTGTCAGTGCCCGTCTTCTCGCTGCTTTCGCCACTCTAGATACTCATCAGCATGAGCTGCGCACTGGCTCAGGGCTGACTTCAGGTAAGGGATTTCTTTGGCTGTTTCTTCTGGGGTGATGCCTGTAAGTTGAGGTTTATTACAGGGAACAATTAGGCCGGCAGGCGGTAAGATGTATTGAGTATCGACGACTGTCTCAGTACGGCTCGTGCAGCCGCTCAATAACAGCGCTAGGCCAAGGCTGAGATAGACATGCATCGTCAGCCATCGACGCTTCCATCGCTTTGATGTCATTGCGTAGCTTCTCCTGTGTTTTGTTTGCGCGCTGTTGGCGCTTGGTGAGTAGCGTTGTCATGTACGCGCGCTCTGAGCTGTATTGCGTAATGATGTTCTTGCGGGCTTGGCTTGTGGCTTTTGCATTGCGCAGTTCTGCGGTAAGCATTTCGTTGCGAGCGGACAGCGTGTCTATGCTCAGCCAAAGAAAACCCACGATAGCTATAGCAGCGACAGAGGTGATAAGCGTCGTCTTACTCGGTATCAGCATCGGCTTTAATCCGTTCGATAATCTCTTCATCGAGAGGCAACTGCCCCAACCGCGCTAGCGCATCGTTGATAGATAGCTGACCCAAACACAGCTGCGATACAATCTCTCTTCGCGTGACGATGCCGCGGCAATTCCATTTGGCTATTCGGCAATCTCGTGGCTTACCCTTGATAGTGACGTAGCGCCACCGCGGCATTTCCATGCATGCTTCGGGATATTGGCCAGCTAGCAGGTACTGATATAACGTTGAGCGTTGAAACGCACCGGTACCAATGTTGTAAGCCATGTCGAGGGATGCCAGGTGGACGTTCGCGGGGAGCTTTTGGGGTATTTCTTCGAGCGGTGTGTTGTGCTTTTGGAGTGACTGGCCGAACATTTCATCGCACTCGGCTCTAGTGAAGTGATCGCCTTGCTCGATGCCAAGAGTTTCACCGTAACAGGCTGTCCAGTTCCCACCGCTGTCTTGGTAGGCGACTTGTCTGTAACCCTCGAATCCTCCAGTCAACGCGACAGCCCCGACAAGCAACGCTTTCGTGAGCTTATTGAAGCGCATAAGTTAATCCTTAGTCTCGCTCGAGGATAATGCCTTTTTCACGGGCAATCTTTCGCATTTCACGCTTATGCCATTGGTTACTGATAAACATGGCTAAGCCAATGATAATGGAGGAGAGGAAGTACCATTGTTCTAGCGATAGGCCCCCGACCACCATGCCTAGCGCACTAAAAAAGTATGTGAGGTACCCAGTCACTTTATCGAATAGGTCATTCATAATCTGTCCCGATCAGGCATAAAAAAAGCCCCGACCGGATTAGGGTCGAGGCTTCAGCATTATTGGTAAATAATACTGCACTACTAGATAAGGTTCAATATCGTAGTGAGTTAGATGGAACAGTACTATTCCACGGATACTCTCACATCAACAACGGTGTTCGGATCACTATGAGACAAGCTAAACGTGAGTTTCATACCTTCCTTTAGGTTGTATTGAATCCAACCATTTTTCACCAACCCAGGCAGTTTTCTGGGGCCTGCTGACTTATCTGGCTCTCCATATGAGGAGACAATAGCACTCTTGTCCATACCGCGCTCTAATATGATCTCCTCACTGGAAAGCAATTCCGTGAGCCGTTCATCAAGCGGATACTCAGCGATGAAGAACCTTAGACGCTTGGCTTCATCGAAAATCATATTGACCTTGTCTCCATAACAAACAATGTCAAAACGATCATCAATAGTTGGTTCGAACTGCAGCGTATTCCCCCCGACAAGAGCCGCAAAAGAGCTATCTTTAACTAGCTTATCGTGACAACAGTTTATCCAATCACATACAGTGCTCATCTACGCGCTCATTGCTCTAAATATCAAGGGCTAATGTCCCAAGAAAAATTGACCTTTGTTCAAGGCTAGTCCTTGAAGCATGGCAGCCCTTTAGATTGACGCCATTCCTTGACAATTCTTACAATATTCTCTGGTGTTGCATCCTCTTCTTTTTCTGGATAATAAATAAGATCAGAACCATCTGGGTGCTGTGTAACTTCTTCAAAGTGAAGCACTGCATCAATGTGTTCTTGTTCTGTATCATAATCATCCAAACAGATTCTTTGTACCAATTGAAGGAACTCTGATTGTGAATATGCTGATAAATCATTTTTCATCTTTTAGCCTTATGGATCTCTATATGCGTTTTGGGTGATACAACTTTAAGGTTGTCAACGTTATACACTTCACCTCCGTGCTGAATCTCATCAACATGGTGTATTTCGTACTTCACTCTTCCACCAACTCGCTCTCTTTTTCTACAGAAAGGCGCCCTTCCATTTTTCATAGTGTTGAGGTTGGTTCCATTGAACTGTTCTGCCAATTCTTTATCACTGGCTACTTCAGTCCAAAAAGCTTTTCGGAAAGCATCGAAGCTACTGAACTCTTTCCCTCTGAGTTTATCCGCAATCTGAGACGGGATAGGTGCCCCTAAATCTTCGCTCGCTTTCTCCAGCCACCTTCCGGTGATATCTTCTCCGTTCCCTGTGACTACGCCTGATTCATCGCGCGCCGTTTTGCGGAAGACTAAGTAAAGCGGCGGCAAACCAGCATCAGCAGGAAATGTCACTAAGTACTCAGCAAGATCTTCCTCAGGGTATAATGGCGTCCCAATCTCCTGCTCGTGCTCTTCTATCGGCCGGACCCAGATATTATGCACGTCTAGCTGATCGTTCTCAGGCAATACCGTATCGGGTGTTAGAACATCTGTCGAGCCATCTGGAGTCCATGTAATGGTAATACCATCATCCAGTTCAGCAACGAAGTTCTGACCATTTTGGCGAGCCTCACGCTTTGTCACACGCTCTCCATATGGACTACCTTCACCGGTTTTTATGCCAACGACTTGCTGTTTACCGTTTTCATCTGTGTACATATTGAAACGCACACGCATCGTTACAGCATCAACACCACCCAGTTCTGGATGTCCGTCGAGCGTGCCATCCCCTAGCTGAGACGGCCACAGTGCCGCTACTAGAAAGCCTCCCATACGGGCGAAACCCGCCAGCGCTTCGCTAGATAGCGACCAGGTTCCCATCGTTTTCGCAGTATTCGTGCTGATGACACCGAGATTAGTAGCCGCTCCACTGGCAGGCAGCGTAAGTATTGCTGCTTTACCGTAGTCAGTCGCTTTTGAAGCCGTCGTGATTGCAGTTAGATTCGCAACCGGTAACTCTCTTTCTAGCAGGCTGTCATTGTTAATCGCCTTGAAAGGCGTTCCAGCTATAAACGGCTCCGAGTAGTCATAATGGGCATTTTCAGCACAATTATATGCACAAGGAGAAAGTGGTGGCAGCTCCGTTGCGGCTTCGCTAGAAGATTGCTTAGCCTGCGCCTGTTGAACGATGAGGGTATCACCGACTTTTAACGACATGGGGTCAGCGTTATATGCGGGGTTTAGATCAAGTAACTGTTTTGCCGACAAGCCATACTTACCTGCTATCGTTCCCCATGACTCGCGCTGTCGAGTGTCTGGATCAGTTGCAACTTGGTGGGTTTCTGGCTCCGCTTGCTCTGGTTCGCTGTCTGCATCGTTAGCAGAAGAACTCCCTCTCTCCGCCACCGGCTGAGTAGGCGCAGCTAGTAGATCACCGATAGAGAGCTTGATACCGTTTTCTTCCAGCCACTCATCACTCAGGTTATCGAGTTTGTCGCGCGTGATTGGTTCGTTAAGATAGACGAGGTGCTGTTCCTCAACTTCTTTCCCACCAATTTTCCAATACACCAAGATAGCACTCTGGTATTTATTGACGCCTTCCTCGTGATTGAGCTTTTCATGAGTGGATCGCGTTGCTTGAAACTGCCATTTACCATCACCCAACAACTTGTACTCTTGCACAAGGCGCTTTTGGTGAAAATGATAGTAGTAACCCTCTGTAGGTAAGCCCAGTCGCTCACCTAGCTGTACTGATGGAACTACTGGAATAAATGCTTCACGTACAGTGGCTGAACCTTCTGGCTTCATCACTATGTTTTGGGGAACACTGATTCCCATCGTATCGGCTGATACCTTGACTAACAGCTTTTTCGGTTCATCAAATGCCGCATAAGCTTTGTACTTAGTGCCATGTTCCGTAGATTCAGTTTGCCACTGACCAATTACCCCTTCCTGTTCAGTCTTGGCGATCTGGAAAGTGCAGCCCACGGCTTTACGAAAAGTCTTGTCTGAAGCAGCAATCTCAAAGCAGTACTCATATTTCAAAGCTGGCGGCACGTCTGAACGATCAGGCTTCACTGGTTCAGGGACATAGGTGTCTTCAATATTTGTTGTCGCGCCATGTGAGCTGGTACTAGCGCTATCCGAGCCACTCGCCCCTCCTGCGACATTTCCAGATTGATTCGCTCTGGCAGAAAGAGCCGACCGGGCTTGTGGTGAAAGCGATGTGTCAGTGCCAGGGGCAACGGACCATATCTTATTCACACTATCATGCACCATCGCAGGATGCGTCGGCGTATCGGTCAATAGTGCATACTCACCGCTATCAAGCTTTCCCTTAAACTGAGAAAAGCTCACGCCATCGGGGATGATATTGCTGACGTCACGCTCGCTTAGCGTGCTGATATCTCCTTCCACTTGGCCAAACTCATAAGACATGAGCTCGGTCAATCTCACTAATTTATAAGCCACCTTTCTGTCCGCCAGTAAATGATCATGGAGCAGCATTCTACGCAACGGGCCAGAAATATGGATAGAATTGTTGTCATCGTTAGGTTAACGCTAGCTAAACTGTGAAGTTTGTCCAAGCCTCTTAGTCAACTCTCTCATTTATAAGAACCAGAGTTATGAATTACAGTGTAGTTATTACTATCGTTAATCCAGAATGAGAATATGCCCTGTAGGGTTAAGCTTCAGCAAGATAGAGTCATAAATCATGTTAAACATAAAAAAACCAAAACTTGCTACGACCATCCAGATGGTCATAGCTGTTTCCAATCTCTCAAAGAAGAGGCTAATAACAGCTACTATCAAGCACAGACCACTAATGAGCCTCCCTAGTCCAACGAATATGCCCCTCAACCAAAGCATTGGGTAAAAGATAATATTCCTGAGTAAATTGATAAAAATTTTCACATCCCATCCCTATGGCTAGTAATCATTTCAAAGAACACTCAAGCCGCAATTCAGCGACCTTCGCTCTCTCAGGCTCGACATAAGCGAGTTGATATTGAGTTATAATACTGGTGAATTTTTTCAGATACTTACAACGATAGGCTAGATCGTCCGGTACCCACTCGTCTGGGCCCTTTGCTCCCTTCTGAGAATTCAGTCCGTCATCGACAATAATCAAATTGTTTGGATCATTCGCAAACATCTCTTTTTGTCGTAAAGGCCAATCTTGCCCGCCATGGCCATGTGCCCACTTCAAAGCTACAACGTGGTCAATATCAACATCACTGGCTTGTGTGTACATCTTGCCTGTGAACTGCCCTACCCAGAGACCTGTCTTAACAGTACATTTCTTATCATTAGTAAACGTAACAGGCCTTTCAGAGCGCTCAATCAAAATCTCAGCACGAGTGTTCTGACAATCCAAATCGTGATCAGACCAATGTGGCCAGTCATCGCGATTGTAAAGCTTACTGTATGCTCGCCTTTCTAACTCGGCCTCGTCAGTAGCCTGACTCACGGCTTCTTTGACACCTGGACCAGAATAGTTTTTGGGTAACCGACCACCGCTGTTTAAGCAAGCCTGAAGAGTGTCAAAAGAGGTGAAATTTTTCGTCCGGTTGTAGTAAGAACTATAAGAGTCATGACAAATACCCGATTTACTCTTCTTCACAACATCCGCTTGTGCGCCCAGCGATACAGAGATCAGCGGTATCGTTAATACCAGATTCACAAAAAGCTTTTTAAACATAACCAACGCTCGGAGTCAGGAGTTTGACTAACTAATAACACATTAACAATTCAGAAACAAAGACACGAATCTTGGTTCTTCCCACCTTAACATTCAAAAAACCTATACAGACGCATCCACTATAACTAGCAAAATCATAAAATTGGATTAGGTTTACTATATCGCCGTCGATACTTGTTCATCGCAGGATAAACATATGCAGATAGTTAATGTGGTGCCCTATTCCAATGTCTGGCGCGAGGAGTTTGCGACAGAAAAAGCAAAAATTAGCGCAGCTCTCAGCGAAGTCAATGTATCTAAGATCCATCACGTTGGTAGCACTGCTGTTCCAGGGATGTGTGCGGTTCCAATTATCGATATTCTCGTAGAAGTAGAAAACTTAGAAGTGTTAGACGGAGCAAGTCATCTATTGAGTGCTCTGGGCTACTTTTGTGAAGGAGAGTATGGTGTTGAAGGTAGACGTTACTTTCATACAAGAGCACCTGGAATAGCACATAGGATCTATGCCTTCGCTTCTAGTTCCAAAAAGGTCGATGAATACCTAGCATTTCGAGACTATCTCATCGTTTTTCCATGTGTCGCCGCTGAGTATTGTCACCTAAAAAAGGAGTGCGCAAATGTGTGCGGCGGTGATATGAACGTCTATAGCGAGAGCAAAAATACATTTATCAGCGCGCACGTTCAAAAGGCAATGGCTCGATGGTAGATAAGTTCACTTACCTCGGTTGATCTTCAGTATAGAGCTCTCTTTAACCCAAGTCTGAGTCGCTGGAACGAATGACCCATCGCGATAAGTGGGGGTGGCGCTATCAGGAAAGCAACACTGTCACAGTTGGTGCAAACATGCTTCCATAGCTTGGTTGACGACTTAAGGAAGGGGCTTTCCTCTTTAACCTCTGGTTCATCGTCAACGCGATAAACTCCGTGTGTGCACGAATCGCAGATGTACTCGATAAACCTAGCTTGAACTGTCTTAGTCCGTCTCATACGACACCATAACACTGTATACATAAACAGTATCGTAGAATCATCTAGTGTCATCAAGAAAAAAGCCCACCGAGGGTGGGCAAAAGAGAATATAGAAGTTACAAACAGCGTGTTGCATGACCACCCTACTCAAGAGTCACTTTGAGTAAAACCTTGTATAGATGAGATGCGACCAAGTACAAATTGAGCATGCAACTTGTGTATTAGATATCCTTAAACTGATGAAACGCACTCATCGAAACGAGCGTCATACATTGATGTAGTTCCCATTTTGATAGGTTTGGAAAACGCCACTGGCCACTCTCCCACCGTAAGTGCCATCATTCACATCAATCACAATAGGGTTGTTCAGCAAGCCTAATAAATGATTGTATGGACCTGGTAGATTATCCGCCCACATGTTTGCCTGACCAATGACAACTACTTCAGTGTATGGGGGTAGGAGGTTCACCGCTGCGTTGGCGGCATTATTATCGAATGGGCTATCATCGTTCGAAAACATAACTAAATGAACACCAGTGACTTGATTATCATGTCTAGCGATCAAGCCAATACATGAAGTGAACGCCGAAAACCGAATAGCATTTCCGGAGCCATATTCCTGCTCTTCGATGCGCATGATATCTTGAGCCTGTGCAAAGACATAAGCCATATACAATCTCCTTTCAAATAAAAATAGTATTGATTTTTAATCAATTTTCACCAAAAGCATCATCAATCATTTCCAGCGTCTTCTACGTAGACAACATGAAGCAACGGCGCCGCTAGCCTCTAGACACCCGCAAAACCACACAACGACATTCGTATAAAATACTAGTCCAGATATGACCAACTAGTTAGCTCCCTCGATCGAGTGATAACCAGTTATTGTTTCGCATTAGCTAGGCGAAACATCATAAATTAAACATATCAATCCTATTCGAGACACATGTATTTTGAACTTTGGATACTTTAGGAACAAAGCAAGTACCACCTACATCAGGTCTCGATCGTACATGCAGTAAAACTACTCATTTCAGAGCGCTATTGAAAAAAGACAAGCCTCATAGAGCCGCCTATGCGTTGGCCTAGATCCCTTAATCTTTATTCGCTTTGGTATTCGGATGAACTGATTATGGCCTACTCAGTGAATTCAATGATTTAGAGTACAACACCCATCTTAACTCAAACATCCCAATGAAAGGAAAACTAGGCACAAAGATTATGAAAAACATCATCATACTACCAGCCATGAAAAATAAAATGCATATAATCAGTGACTTAAAGCATAATCGGGTACATGCCTCATTGTGATACCAATCACACTAGGGTCTTGTTTTTTAGTCTAGCCTTACACGCATCGTCACATCGAGTGTCGAGACTCAACATCCAGAAACGCTAGGTAAGGAAATAAAAATGAAAGACTTAAAAAGCATGCAAAGCTATATCGAAACACTAGAGCTCGCAACTCTAGACTCTGCTGTGGTTCCAAAGAAAGCAGCACGCAGAACTCTGGCTGTTACGAAAGACGACAAAGAGTCAGCAAACGTTAGCGCTAATTCTGTTGTGTCTTTCACGAAAGATTTACCCGAGCAACTTAGAGCCGATGTATTGAATTCCACGCTATTCGCGCAACTAGCTGCAACAGCTAAGTTTAACCCTGAAACGGATCCAAAAGGTTGGTATCAAAAATACAATGAAGTTCTCAATAACATTGGCTGGAATTTTCCTAGCTGGGATTTCTCAAAAGTACAAACATCTAGTAAAGGCTTTGAAATATCTAAAGAAGTGATCAAACTGATACAAAAGGTAGATGTTTCTGCCGCAGGCATGATGAGTGCGGTTCTAGAATCATTATCGGCTAGTGATAACTCAGATGCTGCCGACCTCTTTGATAGCGTCTCGAACCCAAAAGAAGATGCTAACTTCCAGATCGGCCCCTGTGCGTATAGTGGAAAAAATGTTGTTATGACCTCAGCATGTATGTTTTTCAAAGCCACTGAACATGTTCATCGATTCCTTTGGTTTACCTGGAAAGATCAAAGCACTGAACTCTGGGGCTCTGCACGGAAAGCTGAACTGGTTGATGATGTCTATGCACGTGTTCGCAATCAAATAATCGAAAAACTCGGAAACAGAGCCGAGAAGTACGTTATGGACATTGATCTTGGCGACTTCGATACAAAATACGCAAAACACATGGAACGTCTAGAAGGAGTAACTGCTTAGCTTTAACCACAAGTGAATGGCGCCTGGCAATATAGGCGCCATTATAATGGCTAACAGTGTAAAAAACCTTCCTCTACACCGCTGGCGGTAAATAAAGGTAAACAGCAATGATTGATTATAAACTAACTAGTCATGCACTATTACTAACTACAGTAATCGCGCTCAGTGCCTGTAGTACTCAATCAGATATGGGTCGTACTGATGAGCAAATGCACGGAATGGAATCCAAGCAAGCGATGGTGAAGTCAACTTATCTTGGAACGACCAACTTCGCAGCAGGTACAAATTTTTGGAATGTAATTGGCTCAACCGGCGATAATATCCCCGGTGGATACAGCTCTTGGATTCAATTATACGGAGGGACATGTGGAGCCCCTACGCCAATGCAAAGTGCTACTGGGCAGGCTTGTAGTTTCCGCCTCGTAGGCGGGCACGTTGTCACAAACCAAAATGATCAACGTCCAGCAAAAGGCGACACTGTTTACATTGTACCCATCTGCCACTCTGAGAACATGAAACCCAGTCTTACAATGCAAACTGCCGCGAAGACTTGTGCCGTTGAGCTAGGTTATAGGCAGTAATTCGATACTTGATTGCATCATTGTCAGTCGTTCCAAACCTTAAAGCACAAACTATCCAGCAGTATAGGTGGCTTGTGCTTTCTAAATAAACAACACAGCCTTTATAATACTATACGCAACCAGTATTCAGAATTTGAAAAGCGATGTCCCAGCCACTCCGATTATCGATAACAGAAACGGCCACGCTGCTCGATATGAGTGTACAAGCGGTAAGAGAAGCAGTGTATAAGAAACGCCAGTGTGGCGGTGTGGCATTTCCCCGCCCTATTATCATTGGCGCGAGTAGGTGGCAGTTTTGGCTAGAAGAGGTAGTTAACTTCCGAGAAAAGCTTTCTGAGGCCTCTGACGCAAATAAGGCCTTACCGTAACGATAATTATAATAGGCTACTTAACCACAGAAAGATTAGGCGGCTTATTTAAGCGTGGTTCCTCGGCGGGCTCGCTACTTCCCTCCTTTATAGTGTCACTGCCGCTATTGTCTTCGACGTTGCAGTCTTTATCGAAAGCAGGCTGCAATTTTTCCCTCAATACCTTCTCGACTCGCAACATCGTACTTCGTGCGTCGTGGTCGCTAAACTTCTTGTCTAGATGGTAATCGGCCTTTACTCTTATAGGCTTCAGTTTGGCCAGTTGCAAACCTAACTGGCGAAGGTGTTCTTGATCGCTCGCCCGTAACTGCTGTATCAATTGCTCATGAGTACCACGGCTACGCTCGAGTACAGGTACTGACTTCAGATCTAAAGAATTCAGACTATGAAACAAGGCATAGTAAGAGTTTCTTGCTACGTTTCTGAGTACAACTTCTTCGTCGCCAGCACTTTCATACAGGCTTCTAGCGTGTACCAAAAGATCCCCAGCAGCAATCATTTACGCCCCCTCTATCGAGAATGCCATATTACAAAGCTGAGCTTCTGACACATAAAACTTTGCAATGTGCGCATGCCATTCAAACTCTAGATCAATTGCTTTGTCCATCGACGTATTAAGCAATGAAACAATAACCTCTATATAATCTTCAAAACCATCAAAGGCTAGATGAAAATTAAATGACTCAATACGCAAATTATTTTTTCTTACCAGAGCTGTTAGGCCACCAAGAACATGGGCCATATATTCATTGGCTTTATTTACTAACTGCGTGTCATTGTCGAGGTAACACCAATATTCTTCATAATTTTTTGTTTCCTCACCATCTAATAAACCAAAGTCGCTAACAATGCGCTCGCAGTGATACAAGTCAAAATTACAAAGGGCGGCATTATAACTCTCTTTCTGCCAACTTTTATAATTTAAAAGAATCGGAAATTTCTTTGAAAGATATAAAACATCGGAAAAAAGCATATTATTGGTTAAGGCCGACAAAATATTATCTACACAGTCCTGTTCGTCGGAACCATAACCTAAACTATTGATCGCATTTTCCACATTTTCTACCGTGCGTTCATAATCTAGCGCGTGCGAATAGATAGCTGCAAGACACGCATACTTATGCGAGGCTTGTAGCTTCTCAGCCTTACGGATTAAGCCATGAAGTTGAAGCTCAGGAATAGCTATTCCTGAATTAATCGATTCATTCAATCGGTCATAGATCTCTGCGTCTATTCGCTTCGGTAGTCTTGGCGCCATAGTTGTTCTCACGCATAGTTGTCTAAGGTGAAGAGTACATTAGTTGTAGGACAAGCTCAACATTTTAGTGCTAACTGTATAAAATATTAGCGTCCTGTTGCATTGTTGGATATACCCGTAGTACAAAGAGGCGTGCAGCATCACAGTGTGACCCATGACCTTGCACTTTGGCTGATGCTCCCAATTAACTGCCCGTGAACGATTTCCAAAGAGTAGGAACCGACAAAGCTGTAATTTTCTCTAGCGGGCTCCGTTCATCATCCTCTATTCGCCAGCTGATAAAGTAAAGCCCGATCAAAAAGGCATACTGGAAAAATAATAGAATTGGAGAAAAAATTGTTTCATACACGACACTCCCCATAAATTCCATGGGTTCTAGGGATGATGTAGGTAATAACCAAAGAGCGTAACCCATCGGATAAACAAGCGTAATTGTAAAGAATGCTGCTAGGCAGTGACTCGCGTACCGAAGGTTGCCACTCCGAGGAAGGTTGAATCTGAATAGCTTTCTGTTTTCTTTCCAACTCAAAACAAGCTCCACACCATAAAGGATTAGATAAGCTGGATATGAAAAAATACCTATTACTACTAGAGCAGACTTCGTAAAAGACCCTGCGAGCAGCCCAATAAAGATGAAAAAAACAATAAAAGCAAAAGAAATAAAGTGTATGACGCCAGCCAAATTTTCCACTGCACACCCCAATTGATGATAAAATCCTATTATTACTCTCAACCACCTAAAGCCATAAGCCTCATCGTCAGTAGTATTAAAGGCACTATTGCGCCTACAATCAACATACGCAACGAAGCTTTGGGCATAAATCACGTATTTATAGTGTGCAAGCCAAGCTATCAAGGCTTTTCAAATACGTTTATGATTTTGACCGCCAATTCCCAAGCTGCGAAAAGACCTGTTTTATGGAGTAGTAAAAATCTGTTTTCTTGATAAGCAAGTTACAAGAAAACTCTGCTGATAAGACAGCCAGCTCAATCTTTACCTTTCCCATTTATAACATGATTCTCAAGGGCTCTTCGGAGCCCTTTAACTGCCGACATGTAAATTCTATCTGCGAAGTTATTTTATCCACAACATACTACTTCTTCCTCGTTATTACGTATCTAAAGGAACTTCTTTAATTATATATTTTAATATCTTGAAGCAACTCTTCAGAGGTTCCCATGACGTTACATATAGTATCAAGATGAGAATCTATACTCTTCAACAGTCTAATCATTTTCTCTGCTTGTTTTTCATTCACATTATAAACCTCCTCGTTTATTAACTCACTAATAAATAGAAAACAACACCTTTAATGTGAGTGAAGTAATAAGAGTAAGAAAACACTCATAGAAATATCTCCTTAACCTCTATACTTCTCTTCACATTTAATCAAAAACAACAGGTTTGTAGCTGTAAGATGTAGCGTATAACTTGCCAAGTGCTCCGGAACTGATGTTATCTCACCTCCTTGTCCATGACCGCCTTCTTTATTCCTTATAGTTGGGATACCACTTTCCAGTAAAACTCGAAGAGAAGAGAACTGGTTTTGCAAATAATCAGGAACCAACTTATTAGATAGACAACTGTGAATTAGTTTCTTCGCAGTATCATTTCGGTTAAAAGGCCATTTATGTTTTTCATGTATAGCCTTCATTAAGCTTTCGAATGACTTCAAACAGTCGTTCAAGCACTCTTTATATCGTTTATGTCGATAATGCTCATGAGCTGATAAAAACTCATCGCTCACACCTGCATATTGTCTATCTTTACCGAGAAAAAATAGTGCTGGCTTAACTATTTCAGAGTGGACATATTGCGAATCAATCCTTATTAGATTTCCAGATTCGAATTGGTAACCTATCCCGGACTCTTTAAACCTAGCATTTAGTTCATCGATTGCATCTTCTGGCTTTTGAGATACTCCGATTGCATTATTGAATTCCCACTCTCTTTCACGTACAACAGTGTCAATAAACTGAAATGTGACCTCGATGACATCAAGGCATTTCTCATGGTCTTTTTCATTTAGAAAAAAATTAAAGACTGATTCAAAGTGTGAATTCGCATCCTTTTTAAGAGAAAAGACGCCATACTCCTTGCAAAGTATCTTGTGAATCTCTTGATAAACTGCGTTCGTAACAGTATGATAACTTGATTCACTTCCAATAGTATCTTGAACTATATGAACAACTTGAACTCTAAAGTTCTGTTCTAGTTTATCATATTGATATATGTCTGGAGCTTCACCTCTGAGCTTTTTCTGTCTTTTGGAGAACAGTTCAAAAAGTGCCATTAGGCCTAATATCCTCTATATTTGGCTAGTCGTTTAGGGGTAGTCAACGCCACCATTCGGTTGTTTGCACCGATAAATACGTAATAGAGCTAACTTCCAACCATTGAAAAACCCGTGCTTCTGAAGTGCCAAAATACAATACTCCGAGCATGATGGTTCAAACAAACAGCAACCCCTTAACGACTTCGGTGCGACTTTTCTATAAAGATAAATCAATCTTATAGATATCCAAACCACAAGCTAAACCTCTTTGCGGAACGAGATTACATAGTAGATGCTATTTTGAGCCTTTTGGCCGCTGAGACCACCGAGACAACCGGGCTGCAGGCTTACACCCACGCTATCAATCCGATAGAACTCCCAACCATCCTCAGCAAACCTATTTACTATATCTTGAATATACGCTGCAGCCTCGCTTCCTTTGTGATCTTTCATATCAACGGAAATGTTAGGGGGAATTTGAACCATTTTATATGTATACATCATTTTTCCATTTTTTTGATGTGTAAGAAATATAAAAAACTTGCCGAGTAGTGGTGATATGGATAACTCTGGTAGCGGCAACGCACAAACAGACTACTTTTTATCCGAAAAACGACACTATCAAAACATTCATTAGTTTTTTATCCTTTTTCGCCCAAAATGCTGGTCATCGCACATTCTGTAATATTTGAAAAAGCGGCTATCAAGCCGCCTTCTCCTCTATCAGATACTTACTCAGCGTATACACCGCCTCATCGTGCGCAACATCAAGCCTCCACAATGTCTGCGTAAACAACGGCTCCAACTCATTGCGCCAAAGCTTCTCCGACATTCGCACCCCATTACTCCGCAGCATTCTTCTCAAGCCATCCGCAGTCAGCCGCAAGGCACCACGCCCTTCACATGCACCACAAGCATTCATCTTCACTTGCCCCGTCCCCGCGCATTTCGGACACTTGGTACTCTTACTCGCCTGCTTCTCTGCGTATGTATCAAGCCGCGCCCGCTCTGCCTCTACAAGCCCATTAAGCCGAGAAATTTCTCCCTGATAGTGCTTTTGCCTAAACTCGCTCGTCGCCGCTAGCTCCTGCTTCTCAGCTTTAGCTATGCTCAATTTGTAGCCACGAATAAGCCGCTTGCTGCGTTTGGCTTGCTCGCTGTGCGCTTTCCACAGCGTCTTCAGCTTGCGCGCCTGGCTAGGAGTCGGGGTACCGTGAAACGCATCTATCGCGGTCAGAACAATGTACTTACCTAGATCTTTACGGACAGTCTCTCCCAGCTTCAGCTTGTTAAGCAGTCGTTGCTCAATCCGCCCCCGAGCCTGCGCATCATCAAGCCATCGCCACATGATCGCATCACTGCCCAACGGGTGTTCACGCTGCAATTTACCCAGCACCCCCAAAATCACATCACCCGTAAGTGTCTGGCGCCCACGCTGCATGCTCGGCGTCTTCTCCAGATGCATACGAATAAATAGCTCTAACCCTCGACTCATGCGGCACCTCCCAATGTCGGCCCCTGCAAACGGCCAGTTAAGTATTCAGTAATCAGTGTTTTCATTTCATCTGCGCTGTAGCAGTAGACGAATAGATAGTTTTGGTTTGTCAGGCGCATTTCCCACTTGCGCTGGTCGTCGCTAATGCGTCCGCCGCCCGGCTCTTTTGCTTCAATGCGCAGGCCGTGGAAGCCACATGCAGCCACATCGAGAATGTAGTCTGGGTAACCTGGCTGGCCACCAAGGCGATAAAAATCAGCTCGGGCTTTCTTGCCGCGTTTACCTTCATTCGGCACATGCGTCAAAAAATCATCCACGGCAATGCCAGCAATCACTTTGCTGCGCGCCCACTTCACCAGTTCTGCGCACTCTTCGGTTTCGGCCTCGCGGCGCACTTTCTTCACACTGCCACTCTGTTGCTTAATCCGTCCTAGCTTGCGCTCTAGGGAATAAACGTTGTCATCAAACATACTTTGCCCCCTTAATCTCAATAACGCCGTCACGCACACGGCGCATCAGAGTGATGTGCAAGGCGCGCAGCATGTACTGCTCACGCTCGCCCGGTTCGAACTCGTAACCGATTCGACCATCGATGACATCATGACAAGCAGAGCACGCATCAACGCCCCAGATATCGTCCGACTTGTACGCCATGCCATGGGTCTCACTTGGTAAGTGCGCAAACACGACAATTTCCGGGTTGTAATTGCATACTCCCAAAACCTGCAATGCGCACTGCTGTCCACGCGCTGCGTCAGTAAGTTTCTTGTTCCGTAACGCAGGTGCTTTCGCCTTCATGCAAACCCCAGCAATGTGTTGACTGCTCTATCCACCTCGGCCTTGGTTGCGAAATGGCTGTGCAGTATGTGATTCCAGATAACCGTCAATGAGGCTGTGTAGAGCTCGTCGAACTCGCGATCATCCATATTGGCGAAAGAAATAGACTTGGCTTCGCGTTTAACAGTGCCGTTAGGTAACGTCACCGTTTTGTAGAAACCAGCTTCGGCCACTACCCATTTTCGATAAGCGGTAAAACTCTTTTCGACCTCGATGTTGGCACGCTTTCCCGCCAATGCATTCAGGTAGTCGTTTGCGAGGCTCAACAAAACATTCTCCGCGCCTCCTAGTTTTGAAAGCTCTCTTGCAAACCGGCACACTAAGTTCCTTTCTTGCGGTGAGATAGCACCGCCAGACGGAGTCCAGTAGTCAAATCCAAGGTTCAATAAAGCAAAGTACTTTCTATGCAACCGTGGGTTCCGATTTTCTTTGAAGATCCCTTCCAATACCGAGCCAACACGTTTTTTATCGATTAAGGCTTTATCGTCGTCGGTTAGCGGCATGAGGGCACCGCCCGGCAACTTAACTAGAGACAATTGCATCAGTCGTGGTCTCTCTCATCGCTGCGGAAGAACGTCCCAAGCCATAGCAAATAAGCAACTAACACGATGACGGCCCATACAATCAGGCCAATACTCTGTGCCGTCATGCTGCCTCCTGTTCTATTTGAGCATGCAACCAAGTCACCGGTACCAACCGGTAAACATGCACGATCGTGCCTCGGTCACTTGTGTAATAGACGCGCTGCTTCACCAGACCATGTTTAAAAGGTCGAACGTCGCGTAAACGAGCAGATATCGAGGCTTGGGTATCGGGTGTCTCAGGGAAGAAATATTGAATGTCCGCTTCAATTTCTCGAAGTGTCTTCCAAGCAGGGCCTCGCGTGAGTGTGACAACGCGGCCGAACTGCGTCTTAGAATTGATAGGATACCTGCCCGACTTAATCCAACGCGCGATATGTTTGCGAATGTCTACAACCTCGCGGATTGGCGTTTTCACTGGATGCGGCTTAGTGATTGGCATACTTATCCCTCACGCGACTAGCCCAGAGCGGGCGTTCTCGATAGCAACGTGACGCGAAACAATGGCTTTCGTTGGCATCAACATATGAATGCCAAAATAGAAACCACGCAACTTGGCCAGCTGACACATGAGGATTGCATTATCCCGGCCTTGGACTCCTCGTCGTTGCCAACCACGAACTGTGATCTCAGACTTGCCGGTGCAACCCGCGATATCTTTCACCGCTTGTGTCTTATCGCCAGCGTGTAGCGACAACAAACGCATATATGCTAGGAAAGCATCAGACGCCAACTCTCGGCGCATTTCTTCATTTTTAGGCTGCATGGCTACCTCCAGAGATCAGTTTGCAAGTATTGGCTAGTGCGGTTGGTGCAGAGCGCTTTTCGAAGCCACCTTTGAATACCAAACGGCAGGCATCGGTTTTACCAACAGTTAGCGGTGGGTCGATGGGAAAACCAGCTTGTACGTTTCCCATTTCAGCGATGCCAACCAGCTTGGGCGGATAGTTTTGTGGCCGATGAAACAAGTAAGTCCGGTACCGGTTTTCGAACTCTCTCGCGACGAACTTGAGCTCACTTTCTGGGTAGCGGCAAATTGCTGGCCAGCCTCCCATTTCATGGATCACTGCATGAATTAGCGCATCGTCGAACACGATGGAGCTATGCCCACCGACGGCACCAATTGCACGGCTAACTTTTGCCCAAGCGATAAGGGCCCTATCGTTGCTCGTGCCTCCCATCAGCTTGATGAGATCTGCTGGTTTCGGTGCAAACTGGCCGTTATCAGGGTTTTGGGTATGCCTTGATAGTGCCTCGGTAACGGCACTCAAGTCGTAGTGTTTTAGGGCTTCCCAATACACACGCAGCACACCCTTGGAGGCCTCTCGGCCATACACTGCGAGCACATCGGTAAGCTCAGTAGCAAACTGTTTTCGGTCGTTGTTAGTCATTGGTCGTTACCTCGTGTTTTATTCGTGGTCGTACACGATTCCGCAGTCACTCTCGCCCAGCCACTCGTCAACAGCGCTGCGGTTTCGCTGTTCGAGTTGCGCTTGCTTGCCCATTGATTGCCCAACCGCTTGTGTCTGGTAGTTTTCAAGCCAAGCAACTTCAAAGCCCTGCCATCCACGCTCGACGCAAATACCCAGAACGTCATCGACGGTGAGCCCGAGACGCTGATTTGTCTCCGTGAGCTTTGTACCCAGTCGATTAATCACGGTCTGGGTGATGGGAGCACGTTTTTTATCCCGAAGAGTTTTCCAGTCTTTGAAAACTTCCGAAGAGGGTTCACTCGGCCAAGTTGAGAAATCGAACGCAGACTTGCGCGTATTACTGTTGTTCGGATCTGTGATCGGATCTGTGATCGGATCTGTTATTGATTGGGCGGTTCCGCCCTGTGGATTGGGCGCATCCGCCCCGTGGTTTGGGCGATTCCGCCCAATGGATTGTGCGGGTTCGCCATAACGATTGGGCGATTTCGCCAAAACGGTTTTTGCAGCTTCTATTAGTGCTTCAAAGTTGATTTTGAAATGCGTTGTCGGTGCACCATTGGCGCGCCTAACTCTCGTTTCAATAACATCAGAGTGCAGTGATTTAGCTTTAGAAATGGCACGCTTAACCTGATCACGACTAAGCTCCAATTCCTCTGCCAGTTCAACTTGGCTTTTGTAAAACCACCCACCTTTTTGAGAAGCGCGATTCGACCAAAATATAAGCTGACTCAGAACGGCTGCTACGGTGTAGTTGCCTCCACACATGCGAACAACAACACGCGATATAGAAAGGTTCGCACCCTGCCCCAGCAGTTCGCCTATGATGACGTGATCTTTCATTAGTGCAGCCCCTGCCATTGATTCGTATGTGGCATACAGACATAGTTTTCAGGCCCCATCATTGAAGGGGCTGAAATAGATTTGATGGTAAGAGAGAGTCGCATTTGGTCAGGACGAACGCCGCGGCGATTAGCCGCAGCATTGATGACTAACTCGCTAAATGCATCATGTGCATCTAGGTTGTCGATCTTACGTACTCCACGTACATACTGCATAAGGATGCTGCTCACAGCTCCTCCTCACGACGAACTAGCTCCAAGCGATGGCTTGCCGGAGGCATGTGAACGAATTCACCCTCTATTGGCTCAGCTTGGCGTTTGGCTCGTTTGTCAATTTCAGGGAAAAAGTCGAGGTCAGGAAAGCCTTGGTCGCGCCATGCGGCCAACACTTCACGATGTAGCTCAGGATCTTCAGCAAGAAGATCGATGATTGCGTCAATAAGTAAAACGTTTGAAAGCACTGCTTTGGGTTGCCCAAGCTGTTTACTCAATACTGAGAGCAAGTCGCTTTCTTGCTCAGTAAACCGAACTTTTACTTGGCTATCTCGTACATCTTTCATCGATAGCCCGGGTTTACCGATCAGCCTGTTTCTCTCAAGCTGATCAAGCCGCAGCTGAATGTATGGTTTGGTCATTGGTCGTTACCTCGTTGGTCGTTTGTTTTGTTAGCACTAACTGAAGGGCCTTCCCATCCCTTCCAAAGAAGTTAGGATCATATGTGTAATCGAATAGCTCAGAGCAGTGACAGATAAAATGAATTTCCTCGGGTATTCCTCGTTCCCTCCATTTGTAAATGGCGGTCCTAGATACGCCGAAAAAGTCTGCAGCCTTCTGCACACCTCCTAATGTTTTAACTAAGTAATCAACAGTAAGCATTGGTCGTGATACCTCCTGTCACAATGATTACACTAGTCACGTTGTTATTCAAGTTGCAAATTGTTCATATTGTTTTGGTAACACAGTTATCATTTGAGGTGTAATGACTAACAATTAACCAACCAAAGAGAGAAGACATGAGCGGAGATCTCGGCGAGCGAGTGCTAAAAAGAAGAACTGAACTGGGTTTAACTCAAGATCAGCTAGCATCACAAGCTGGAATTAGCCGTATGGGCGTAGCAAAAATTGAGTTATCGGTAACTCAAAGTGCCCGTGCAGACACTCTTTTTTCTTTGGCGAAAGCATTGAAATGTAAGCCAGAGTGGCTTCTTTACGGAAAAGGCTCGCCGGAATTAGATGAGAGAAATATAGAGCCAGGTCCAGCTATCGAGCAATATGTTCCAGAAGTAAACTGGGTCCAAGCTGGAAACTGGACATCAGCAGGAGACAGCGTTCATCCCGCGGATGCACCTCTTCACCCCTGTCCGGTAAAATGCTCATCAGGTACGTTTGCTCTGAGAGTAAAAGGTCAATCTATGGAGCCAAGGTTTGAAGAGAATGACCTGATTTTTGTCGATCCTAATCAGGTGGATGCAGAGCATGGTAAGTTCGTAGTTGCCATGATGGAGGGCAGTGACGAAGCCACTTTCAAACAGCTACAAATTATAGAAGGCCAAAAGATGCTGAAAGCTCTGAATCCAGATTATCCACCTGATATGCGTTACGTGAAAATCAACGGTAACTGCAGACTTGTGGGCACAGTGATAAGCCATGTGAAGCCTGTCTGAGTTCGCATTCGTGCAAAACTACTAGCTATATGAGAAATCGACCGCCCACTAGGGCGGTTTTTTTTCGCCCAACAAGAAACAAAAGTAATCATGAGTTAAAAAAGTTATCTTTTCTTGTTGACGAAAGTTAGTGACGATAGTTATCATTCTCACGTCAAGACACATGTGAGACCAGTCTTGTAAACAATAGTTTCTTAAAATGAAAACTATTGATACGAAAAAGCCCCGCACTGAGGCGGGGCTTGTCCGGGGAGAGGATAACGACCAAATCATTCTCTCCCGACCGCTTACGCGGTTGAGGTAACAACCAATCTCTACTGAGAAAGATTGGAGTCAGGTTAACGACCAAGAAAACCTGACTAGTAAGGGCTAACGACCAAGAAAGCCCACAACCACGGAGATTTTACCATGATTTCTGGATTTGATAACTACTTAGATACACAACTTACAGAGCACACTAAGCAACTCGATCGCCAAGACGCTCGTGAAGAGGCCATCAAGGCATTTATCACACACGGAAAAGATCGAATTCTGGGTAATCAAGAATTCTGCCGACTTTCATTTAGCGACTTTGGCTCTTTCTACTTTGGCGACTTCCATGAGGGACGCGCCGCCGATGGTCTGCTTAAGTTCTTAATGGACTACGACCCCGACCAACCTCATGTAACCCAGAAACTATTAAGCCTTCAGGCATTCGCCTATAGCGCTCTCGATTCATTTATGGACGAACAGCGCCAACGTATCGAAGCAGAATTCGATCGTGAAATGACTGAGGCTGCTTGATATGGACGCAAGCCAACAACAAGAACTGCTACAAGCCATGTTCGAACCCGAGGATATTGAGTGGCGTGTTCAGCGCGCTGGCTTTTTCGGCGATAAACCTTGGGTAATGGCAGTCCCTTATATAACAGCTCGTGCAGTGCAAGAACGCTTTGATGATGTGTTTGGTGCTTTCGGCTGGGAACCAGCCTTTCGGGACATAGTATCCGAGGGCCGGATCATCGGTTGTCAATGCGGTATTACCGTCCACACCGAAGCACGTAGCATTACTAAGTGGGATGCCAGTGAGAATACCAACAACACCAACATCGACGCGATAAAGAGTGGTCGTTCTACTTCGATGAAACGTGCTGCCGTTCAATGGGGCGTCGGTCGGTACCTCTATCAAATGGACACCACTTTTGCAGAGTGCCGACAAGCATTGAGCTTTCGAGACAAGGTGATGGGCAATATCCATGTGGTCAAGAGCAAAGGTAAGCCGGATATGTATATCGACTGGCGCACGCCTAACCTACCCCACTGGGCAATTCCGAGAAGAAACTTTTCTGTCTACTTCGACGATATTCGCGCCGCGACCGATATGGGCCAGCTTTCCATGGCACTTAGTGAGGCTATTAAAGCAATCAAAGCCTCGCAAGACATGGAAGCAAAGGCAGAACTACAAAGACTCCGCTCTGAGAAAATCGAAGAACTTGAATCGAAAGATAGTGAGCGACAAGAACAGAAAGCTAGAGAGCTTATGGCCAAGTCACTCGATCTATCAGCACTGCTTCGGAACATCCCGACTAAGGGGGCTTTGTTTAATGCTTTTGAAAAGGGCGTTCTTCAACTGACGAACCAAGGCAAAAAGGACGGTATCTCCTCGGTAGGTGCAATCGAGGCACTGAGAGAAACCTATAAATCACTGAAACACCGAATGGATGAAGGTAACAGCCATGACCAATAACACTGCACTAATCACCCTAGACCAAATTACGCACATGTCTCCTTCTAAGGCTGTTGATGTGCTCCGCAACAAGGACAGCCTGAAGTCCATTATCGAACGAGTTCGAGTAGAGGCTACCAGTGAAGTCCTAGATGTAAACCAAAAGAAAGACCGCGAACGCATGGGCTCACTCGCTCGGACGGTTAGCACTAGCAAAACGACGCTAGTTAAGGCAATCAAGGCTGCAATTGCCGATATGGAAACGAAGGTAAGAGACGTCAAAGCGACCTGTAAATATGCAGAAGATGAGCTCAATAAAATACGTGATGAAGTACTATCTCCGCGCAAAGCGTGGGAGGAGGAACAGGCTCGAATACAGAAAGAGCGAGAGGAAGCAATTTTCCTACGCATCGAAAACATTCGACAAATGGGCAACGTTCAATACATCGCTGATCTTTCTGAGCTGAAAGATATGGCTAACGCTCTCGAAGCTATGCCGATCACCATAGAGCACTTTGAGGAGTTCGTCGGTGACGCGATTTCAGCTCGTGATGAGGCGTTAAGAAGCATTAACGACGCCATTATTCATCAAGTCCAAGAGGAAGCTCGCGCCAATGCACTAGCAGAGCAACAAGTCACTATTGCAATCAATGAGATCAGACTTATTCCGACAGAAGCGTTCTCTAAGTGTGCTAGCGAAATTGCTCTAATGATCAGTGAACTAAAACAAAAAAGCATGAGTCTATCTGCCGATTCGTTTGGTGATCGCCTTACAGAGGCGCAGCAGGCGGCGGATACGTCCTTGCAGCAACTACAAATACTGCTCAACTCAAAATCTGAGGAAAGCCAAGGCTCTACTCCTATCACGCTGAACAGCGAGCAAGTTGAATCAGCTACACCCGCCATCAAGCGTGCGAGCTTAGTATCAACGACTCAACACCAACTAGAGAGTGGCATGGTTTCAATCTCGATGCGCGAATACCGCCACTTGCAGCAATGCGAGGCAGAACTAGAGGCCCTAAAAGCCTTTGGCGTTGACAACTGGTCTGGCTACGCCGATGCAATGGCATCACTAAACGACCACGCAGCATAAAACAACGGCCCCTGTTGTTCAGGGGTATTTAGAAATGCATTCGGTGAGTGTGTTTCTAAATCCCGCTCTTTAACAATTTGGAACACAACCGAATACAAGCCAAGTCATACGGCCGCCGGATTCGGCGTTGGCGGTCAATTCCAACACTAACAAGGTAACGACCATGACTGAGGAAAAGAGACCCCTTGAAAACGAGCGCATCACGAACTTCCCCAAACTAATGCAAGACATTGATGGAGGGGTTGTATCAAACGTGCTTGGACTAGCGCTATCAAACGTTGGCCGCGCAGTCGCCGCATCGAACAAACAAGGGGAAATCACAGTAAAAATAAAGCTCAAACCAGGAGGTAGCAGCGATAACTCCTTCCTAGATCTTATCGCTGGCATCACGGTTAATGAGCCAAAGATGAATTTCGGCCAAAAGAAAGAAGATTTTCAATATCGATCAATCGCCTATGTAGGAAAAGGCGGAAAGTTGACCTATGACCGCCCCAAAGAGGACGTGAATGGCCAACTCACGTTTGATAATCAACCGCGTAAACTTAAAGAGGTGCGCTAATAATGATGGACAAGTCTGCAATCACACAAATACAAACACTTGGCTCTGCCCCGGTACTCTTAGAACAACTTGCGAAAACGGGCTTTCCAGTTGCTGCACTACCAGAGAATTTTCATCTTCATTCACTCGAACCATTCATGCCACAACGAAACCAGTTTCGTGGCACGATGAAAACAAGTCATATCGAAGAATTCGTTAACTACTCCATCAAGTATGAAATTGACGGATCACAGTGCTTCATCAATCCAGACGTAATGACAGCTGAAGCTATCTTCGATCTAGGTACCCAATCAATGCCCGGCCATTGCAATCACAAAGCTCATCTAAAGCTCAAGCCAACAGCCGACTTTCAGGAGCTCAAAGAGATAAACGACGAACGTCTGTCTCAGAAAGTACTAGCCGAATGGATTGAAGATTTCAGTGACAATCTGCAAGCATTCGAGCGCGATGGAACAGTAATTGATATTGCAGTAGCGAGCGCAGCCATTCGAAACATGACGTTTGAGCACAAACGAGGCGGAGAGTCATCGGTAGATGATTTTAGTGCTAGTCAGTCTGAATACGAGTCTATGGCGATTCGCACCAAAGAAGAATATCCCATGCCTGCAGTATTCAAATTCACGTGTGCACCCTACCACGGACTTTCAGAACGCAGTTTCGAACTGCGCATGAGCACGATTGGTAATCAAACCCTAGTGCTTCGCATCAAGAAGCTCGAAGCGCACGTGGAGGCCATGGGCGAAGAGTTCAAAGGCATCATCATCGATAAGCTAACCAGTGAAGACGCTAAACACATCAAGACGTTTATCGGCCAATTCGCAAGCTAAACCAAGCCCGGGGCTCCGGCCCCTTTTCAAACGACCAACATGAGGTAACGACCAATGACCACGCCATTTTCAGCACGACTACATCAAGCTCGCATTGACGCCGGACTCACTCAAGTATCTGTGGCAAAGCAGCTCGACTGCGCTCGTCAGACCTATCTAGACCTTGAAACCGGTAGGACGGAGCCGCGGTTAAGCAGTATCGAGGGTCTATCCAAAATCCTTGGTGTCGATAAAAACTGGCTTGCGTTTGGAGAGAGAACCGTTCAGCCCTGTCTGCCCACGGTAATCAGTATTGACGGCACAGCATACTGTCGCAAACAAGTAATAAATAAGGTGTGATGTCAACGATAGAGGCACGCAGTAATAGCTGGTAATGTGAGCTAATCGATGATTAAAAGCACAGTGCTTTTGACAATGGTGCATTGAAAGAATGCCTCATTACATCTTGAAAGTTGCTATATATGTAAACTAATATAGTGGTGAACTACGTTGACAATTGAGCTTGAAAAGGAGTTTCGGGGGGAACGCTTAATTATCGTCCACTGTGATGGCGCAATGGATAGCTTGGAGAAGGCACTAAGCAGCGTACCCCAGATGAGGCGCAGAGCTAGGCTTATGGCGATCCAAAGGCAAATAAAACTGCTTGCCAAGATGGGAAGGCTTTCAAGTGAGAACTTCCGTAAAGAAGGTGGCCTACCTAGTGGTTCTAACTTTTACGCCCTAAAAAAAATACCTATACGGGGTTACTGTTGGTTTTCAACTAAACACCCAAGTACAGTCTATATCAGCCACTACATACATAAGAAAAAGGATGATCTCGACAAGAGGGACTGTCAGCGTGTTGTTGATAACTGGAGAATTATTGAGGAGTGACACACTATGAGCGCTAGAGATATGTTCTTTCCTAAAGGAACGCAGTTTAGTGATGCTGAAGAGCGTGCATTTGCGCGAGAAGATCTAGTATACCAAGTCACAGAAACGCTTTTGATGGCGATGGAAGATAAAGGTGTAAGTAAGGTTGAGCTAGCACGACGCTTAAACAAGTCAAAATCTCATGTTACCCGTTTGCTTGATGGCTCTAGAAACATGACATTGGCTTCACTGTCAGACATATGCTTCGCTATTGGTATTACTCCAGAAGTAAAAATACCTGTCAATTTGCCAGAGAAACGTAGTGAGTCAGGCTGGTCTCGAGCTAGCTTTAAGCAAGATGCCAAGACAAAAAAGGCCAGTTACAAATCTGAAAGCAACATCGTCATTGTACCAAGTGCAACTTGGAAAAGGGTCGCATGATGGCAACGAAAAGTACCGAAGCAGCAAAGCATTTTTTGATAGACCAGATTAACATGCGCAACCTAATGGTGCGCGTCAATCCCGATTGGGAGTTGGAAAGCATACAAGACAAGCACTTAGAGTACACTCAACTAATGATGCATTGCAGTCATGCCCAAAAACTAGTTCCCGATGAGGATGCTAGCGATAATCCATGTTTGTACAAGTTCTACGTAACGTTAGGAATTCGCAGTCTGACAGAAGTTGATTCACAAAAAGACGCCGATGATGAAAGTGTATCCCCAATATTAGAAATCAAGGCTGATTACGTACTTCAGTATCAATCGCATTGCGACGTAGATAGTGAGGCGTGCGAGGCATTTGCCGAAAAGCATATTTATTTCCATGTTTGGCCATACTTTAGAGAAATTGTGCAATCTTCCTGTAATCGACTGGGCATTGACTGTATGTCCGTGCCCCCATACAGAGTCTAGCCGAGTAATTTTTAATCTTAGGCTTGGACAGTTAGTCCAAGGTGAGGATACTAACTAGATTGGCCCTACAGTTTTAGTCAACTGGCTCTTAACCGCTTCTCATAGACTCTTTGGCTGTTTTATCGGTCATATTCCAGTCCCTTCCATTACCCTACGGCGCGACTTACCTTCATCAAAGGAGGTCGCCCATGCTCTACACTCGATGCCAAACCAAAGAAGCCATTGCCCATGCACGCTTCTACTCATACTGCGAAAGCTGTAGCTTAGACGTAGCACTAGGCCTGCTCTCTGCGTGCCGGTTATCTGATACCGCAATCAAAGCCCTGATTGCGTCTGGCTGGGATATGCCAGTCACCACACTCCCCCACTACTCTGCAACCGACTTAGCAAAAGAGATCGGTGTCTCTCCACAGAAAGTGGGCCGAGTGGCCAACGCAAATAACCTTAAACGCCAAGAGTTCGGTGAATGGCGGCTCGACCAAGCTGCCAATAGCAAAAAGCAAATCGAAACCTTTTGGTACAACGACCACGGCCGGAAACGGCTTTTACAACTCTTAGAGGTAACGACCAAATGACCACACTGGTAGAACTAGTGCAACCCAACGATTGGGTAGAAGAAAAGATGCTAAGTCAATTGACCGGGCTTGGCAGGAAGACCATTGAAGAATTTCGACTCAACGTCTGGATTGAAGGTGTTGAGTTCATCAAGGTATCTCCTTCTGGACGCCTCAATGCAAGAAAGGTGCTATACAACCGTAAAGCCATCGATAAATCGTTCTACAACTACCAGAGGATTGCGTGATGACACCGGAAGGCATAGAAGTACGTGGCACATCAATCCGTATCTGGTTTTTGTACAAAGGAAAACGGTGCAAGGAAACTCTTAAAGGCTGGCAAGCCACGCCAGCCAATATCCGTAAGGCAGGACGGTTGCGCGCCGTCATCGTCTCTGAGATCTCTGATGGTACATTTGATTATCTCGCACGATTCCCAAATTCCAAGAAAGCGAGAGAGCTCGGCAATGTGGCATCAGTTAGTAAATCAATGACAGTTGAGGAGCTCTTTGAGAAGTGGCTCAACGCAAAAGCAGCGGATTACTCGATAACAACGCTGAGAAATAAGCGCTCGGTGGCCAAAACATGTATTCAAATCCTTGAGCCAGAGAAGCTAGCCGTTAACGTCAACTATGAAGACGGGTTGCTTCTAAGAAGCCAGCTTATTTCTGGCCAGACCCTTTATAGCCATAGGAGCAATAAGAAAGGCCGTTCCGCAGGGACGGTTAACTCTTACATGTCATTGTGTGCCGAGGTGTGGCGCTTCGCTTGCCTATCTGGCTATATAGACTCAAACCCGTTCGAGACAATCAAGCCTGTACGTAGTGACGATACCGAGCCGGATCCACTCGAATATGATGAATTCCTGTCGCTGATTAATCATCCTTCCATTACTGAACAAGAGAGAAATCTTTGGACGGTAGCGGTATACACCGGATTACGTCACGGCGAGATCTGCGCGTTATCATGGGAAGATATTGATCTTAATGAGGGCGTGATCAGAGTAAGTCGTAATTTGTCGGTAGCTGGTTACTTTAAGGTGCCAAAAACCAAAGCCGGTGAACGTACTATCAACTTGCTTGGCCCGGCGATTGATGCGTTGACTCGGCAAAAGGCCCTTACTTACGTGATGCCCGAAGAAAGTGTAACGGTCTTACTTCGTGAACCCGGCAAGAAAAGACAAGATTCTTGTCGATGGGTATTTAAGCCAACAAGGAACGCAGCACCAAAAATCAATGCTGGAAGCCACTACAGCAAAAACGGATTGGCGATCGTCTGGGATAGTTGCATGAGACGAACAGGTATACGACGCCGGACGCCTTACCAAACGAGACATACATATGCTTGTTGGATGTTGACCGAAGACGCGAACCCAAGTTGGATAGCTCGCCAGATGGGTCATAAAGATGCGCGAATGGTGATGACAACATATGGCAAGTTTATGCCTAGTCAGAGCGGTGTGCAGGTTGAAAAGCTAAACAAACGCTTTGCAAGCGTGTCCCATACGTGCCCCATTGGAAAATAA